AACCAACTATGTTCACGGGCGGTGGTGGAGGTGCCCCATGATTTAAAACATCAAATCATTTGGGATTTTGTAATTGGGATCAATTAAAATTCATTTTATAACCATGTGATTTTATTGCATTTTATTACGAAATTAATTGTTGACAATTCGCCAATTCAATGATACCATACAATTCAAATTGAACAATTGTCAACAATTAAACACATGAAAGGATAACTAATGCAATTTGATCAGCAAAAACAGTTAGGTAGAAAAATAGTCCACATGGTATATGTAGCAAAGAATGGAATTCCAGTTAAGACAATTACAGAGCTTTTCAACAGTTACTCTGAAATTGTCATTCTTTGCAAATTAAATGAATTGAGAGATAATCAGATAATTGACTTAGTTCAAACAGATACAGATGTTTTAGCTGTTTATAAGCCAGTAGGTGAAAGGATCTGATATGACAGAATTAAAGATTCCAATACAAGTCAATCTGAGTGTGTGCCAGTTCGCACAAGGTCTTAGTGCTCTGAAGAATTTAGGTGTTCCTATCATAAGCAAAAGTCAAGCTATTGAGAAAGCATTTGAGTTCTTCATGGCTAATATTGGTAAGAATGGAACTACATTCTCTGAATCACTGGCTCTTGATTATCTCAGCCAGCAAGGATTGCCAGTTTTAGCTAAAAACAAAAGGCATAAGAAAATAGTTGATATGTTTATGTGTGATAGCAAAGGATCACAAGGTATTATTGTGCCTTTTGAAAGCAATCCTAATGCAATTATCAGTGAAGATGAAGCACTTAAACAGCAAGTTCTCAGAAATATGCAAAAGTGTGATAAACTCTACAACGATATGCACAAAGATAGCTGTGATCCAAAGTTACCAATTAGTGAAGATGATAGGATAAGATGCAAACAGGCAAAGGGAATTGAGATCTTCCCTAATGACATCACTCCAGAAGATCTTGACAATTATAACAATTATGCCAAAGATTGCAATGCAAAGGGAATCACTCCCGCCAGCATAAGTGACTTTTTGTCTGGTAATGTTAAGATAACAATGTGAAAGGAAAAGAAAATGAGCAAAAAGATTGAGAAAATCGACAAAGACTTGAGGAAGAGAATAACTGCCAGAATCAGAGCATCACTTGCAGATGTAGAACTGGCAACAGATCTGGATGAACTTTTTGATTCTCTTGAAAACCTCATAGATGAAACTTCAACAAGTCTTGATGAAGTAAATGAAGCAATGGATGAGGCACAAGGGATATAACCAGCGAGCATAGCGAGCAAGTTATTGTGGCTTTAACCGTGAGCAAGTTAAGTTGGCCACAATAACTGATTTTTGGTAATAACTCTGTTCATTTTTTAAACAAAGGAGGCCAAACATGACTCTAAAACAATGGTGTGAAGAAGAGCTCGAGATTCCGCTGCATGATAGTGTGGAATATTGGGAGATGGTTCTTGATAATTTGCTTGAAAATCCTGAATGGCATGTAGAGGATAATTATGAACTTTGATATTGGAATACAGTTATCTGATGGCTCTGTGATAACAATCCCTTGCATTTCAGATGATAGCAAGTCTGTTATAATAGCAGTTACTACTGCTTTATCCGAGCGCAATATAGATATGTCACAAGTAGAACTAATTGATATCCTTGAAAGGATTTAACTATGCTCTTAACTGATTACCACGCACCTTGTGTGCAAAACCAACTCGGCGCTGATTACTATGTCGGCCAGATATTCTGGCGAGAACTTAAAAACGAGCTCATAACAAGCGCAATCATTCTCACATCAATAGCGCTGTGCATTTTGTTCTCATAACATCTCCCCAAATCCTCAAGCTGCCAAAACTTGAGGATTTCAAGAGATGCTATTAGGCACTCATAACTATGTTCAATAATTAAACAAAGGAGATCATTAAATGAACGCAAGAAAGTTGGCAGAAGAGTATGAAAACAAACTCGCTGGCTTGGTAAGTAACCTTTGCCTGGATACTGATTATGAGGATATTTATGACACTTTAACCTACTTGCGCAATGAATTAATCGACATGATAGATGAAGTAAATCAACTATGGGATGAATCACTGGAAGATTAACCAAAGGGAGGATCCGGAAGTGCAAATTTGCTGGCAATTAGAGAAAAAAGACATCTTGGCAAAGTGTCCTCTATATCGCAAACCACTAAAAATAGCAAGCCCTTACCGATATCAAAGGAATGGCAAGCCAGTGGTTTGGACAAAAGAGCAAATAGCAACCCTCACAACCTCAAAAGGAGCTAAAAATGACCAGACTTTGTAAAAAATGCGGAACTTACCCTCGCCAACTTGTCGCTGATAAAAGTGCACCTAGTGTGCAAACTGGCAAGTTCATGTTCACCTATCCTATGTATGAAGAAGATAATTGCTACTTCTGCACAAAGCAGAGCAAAAAGCTCTTCGACCTACCTTCTGATTTCTTTCACAGAGGTAACTTCGTCAACTCTCACAATGATGGCAAGAACAAACTACAAGCGTGAAATAATCTAACCAAATCCACTCACATTTCACAGTGTGAGTGGATAAAAGGTAAAAAATGAGTAAGAAAAAACCAGACTACTCTAATTTCCAAGCTATCATCTCTGTCGATGGCCAAGAGCGGGTGCTCACATTTAGGGCAAAAGGAATAACTGGTGGCCTGCAAGTAACCATACAATCTCTTGCAGGTGACAAGATGATCCCAGTTGTAACTGTAAATTGTGAGGCCAAAATAAATGGAACTAACATAACAAGAGTTTTAGCCAAAGATAACTTAAAAGTATTTGTTGTGGAAACCTGATGATGATAAAATCCCTTAAACTATCTCTGCTGGATGAATGTGAGATCTTCTCTTGTGGAGTTGATGATGCTACAACTCTGAGTCAAATAAAAGAGGAAATTGAAACTACAATAGCATCTCTAACTGAATATCTAAATCAATTAAATGAAAGGAACAAAGAATGAACTATTTAAAACGCTCTATCATGGCTGTGGCTGGTGTTTGCTTATTATCTGCAAATGCTGATGCTTACACTAAAAACCTCTATGCTCAACATCCTACTTATCCACAATACAACATAACTTTCAAACCTAGTTTTCTCCCTTATCCTTTGAATGATGAAAATGAAGACTCTGAGGGCCAGTGCTCTATCTGTTGGCACTCTAATTGTTGGGACTTCAATTATTCTTATGATGGAAAGAAAACATTCTACATTGATGGAATTGGGGCTATTACATTTTACAAAGATAAAATCTATACGCCTTTCATCAACGTCCCTTTTGAAGTCATAAAATAACCCACCTATGTTCAAAAATTAAACATAGCAGTTCATCACCCTATCTCGAATTGCTATGTTTAGTTGGTGGCCATAGGATGTATGCAATATATATGCCAAACAAATATGTGATTTTTTGGTCATAAACCATTGAAATCATTAATGAAAATAATTGTTGACATGGCCATTAAATGATGTTAATGTGTGTTTCATCAATGGGAATTACCCATCAAATGCCAATAACGGCAACAATCTGTAAATTGAAAGGATCTGAAAAAATGGCTAATATTGACGTAGCAGCTAAAAAGGGCGATCTCGAAGCGACAATCCAGTATGACTTTGGCGACAATCTGGATGATGCAATTAACAAGTTTGGTGGAGAAGTGGTTTTCAGCAACTTCGTCCAAAGTGCCAAAATCTCCTTGCAGGCCCTGATGCGCACAAGATTGGAAAAGGGCGGAAATGTGCTGGAATTGGCTGAAATCTGGAAGCCTGGTATCCAGTTGCAGCGATCTGCGGTTGATGTCCTCGCTCAGGCCAAAGCAAAGTTTGGCAAAATGACTCAGGAAGAACGCCTGGCCTATCTGGAAGCATTGCAAGCAAGTATGTAATCGCTATCACCAACTAAGCCCACTTAGAGAGCAAACAATAACCAAATGTGCTTATTGAAACAACTCTAAGTGGGTTTTCATTATGGACAAAAGTACAAAAATGAGGGAGATCTAAAGTGCAACTCGCAAAAAGATCTGGTATAATGCTCTGCAATCCTTTGGATGAACGCAAACTTGCAAAGTGGCAACCTCCTTACATCTGTCAACCAAAACTCGATGGTGAGCGTTGTAGGTCAGTGGATATTGTTGAGGGAACTAAACTCCCTTGGCCTGTCATGCTATCATCCAGTGAGGCTATTTTTCGTCAAATACCTCACATCCAAAAAGCTCTAAATGATTTCCACCTATACAACCCCGGAATTGAGCTTGATGGAGAACTCTATGCACATGGCTTGAGCTTTGAGGAAATCCATTCTCGGTGTGCAAGCAGTCGCATAACAACTCACGCTAACATTGGTGAAATCGAGTACCACGTTTTTGATCTGATTGATGAGTCTAAAAATCAAATGGAGCGGCTTGTTGCTCTTAACAATCTTTACTTTATCTGGCCTATCGTTCGTGTCCCTTTTGCTCTAATTTCATCACTAACTGAAGCTATGAGTATGCTGGATCGCTATATGGCTATGGGATATGAGGGGATTATCTTGCGCCACTGTGAAAACATGTACCAGCGATCTCGATCTCAATTGTTAATGAAGTTCAAACCTGCAAAGGAAGATATCTATGAAATCGTGAGTTGGAAAGAAGAAACTGATAAAAATGGCTATGGCAAGGAAACAATCGGTGCTCTTGTTTGCAAAGGTGAAACTGGTAACATATTCTCTTGTGGCTCTGGCCTGACAGATGAAATATCTGCCCAACTTTGGCTTGAAAAAGAATCACTTGTTGGTCGTAAACTACGTGTTAAATACCAGCATCTAACTCCTGGCAAACAAGTCCCTCGGTTTCCAGTTTTTGTGGAAGTTGTCTAATAACTATGTTCAAAAATTAAACATAGGAGGCTAAAATGACAAGAAAAGAAGCTCTTGACAAACTTGAAAAAGTCTTCCCTGGCGCTTACATTGATATATCTGAATGTAGTGCCATCCGTCCAATGCTTGATGTGAAGTATGTTGACTACTATCACATCCTGGTCGGCGGAATGTCTTTTGATTCAAATAAGTCTCTCCTTAATGCTGTGAATGAAGCAGTTAAATACAAAATAATGGAGATATAACTAATGAAACTTCGTGAATATGTGCTGAATGAAGGCCAGAGTGAGCAAGTCCTAATTCGCAATGGCATGACTATGACTTGCCCTGAAAAGCAACGCCCCTGCTCTGACCGATGTCCTTTCTGTCATATTGAAGATAACAAAATCATTCTTGCCTGTAGAGCAAGTCACCAGTATTATTTCATCGACAAGGATGAATAACTATGAACGTTTATATAGTAAACAAAAGTTGCCATGACTACAGCTCTGCTGAAAAGTTTGGCTCTCTGGTTTTCATGTCAAAGGGTAACCTAAATCGCTTCGACTGCGTGGCTATGTATCGCAAGTTTGGAGAATCCCTTGACCTATCTGAGCCTGGTGATTATCTGCTGCTAAGTGGCCTGGCTATTATGAACTCCATTGCTTGTGCCTATTTTGCTAACCTGCACAAACGCCTCAATCTGCTATTGTGGAACGCTAAAAACAAAGAATATATTGAACGAGTAATAATCCTTTAAATGGAGAAAACAAAGTGGAACTTGTTCTTGACTCAAGCAAAATAAATGACTTTCTAAAATGCCCTCGCTATTACATGTATCGCCATTATCTTGGCTGGCAAAGTGAGACAATTTCAAATCACCTTGTTTTTGGCTCTGCTGTCCATGTGGCTCTTGAGCATCTGCTGCTGAATGGCTATGACAACAACAGCATCATGGGTGCCTTTGATCTATTCCTGGCTGAATATCGCAAAACTTTTAGTGAAAGCCAAGATGAAATCTTCGAACCCAAAACTCCCCAAAATTTCTTTCACATTTTGAATGCTTATGCTAACAACTACAAACGTGATCTCGAAAACTTTGATGTCCTCTACACCGAAATAGCTGGCACTGTGGCTATTAATGGAGTTGACTCTATCGCCCTACGGATGGATTCAATCCTTAGGGATCGCAAAAGTGGAAAAGTGTTCTCCCTTGAACATAAAACTGCATCCAGCACCTACTTGTGGGCTGAGCAATGGTTGTTGAGTGTGCAAGTTGGCACTTACACCCACGCACTAAATTGTCTCTTTGGTCAAAACGAAGTTGACTGCATAACTATGAATGGTCTTTTTATTTCTAAAGCTAAAAATAGCTGGAAGGATATAAATGCAACTGGCAGAACTAAGAACAAACTCCCTTGGGAATTCATTCGTGAGCCTATCGCAAAATCCAAAGACCAAATGCAAGTTTGGCTCTCACGTATTAACTGGATTTTTGAAGAAATTAAGTATCATACTTCAATGGCTAATGGGCCTGATGCTCTTGATGGCGAAGTTCTCGGCTACTTCCCTATTAATTCTTCTGCTTGCCTTGATTACGGCAAACTTTGTATCTTTCATCCTTTCTGCATTGCTTGGCCTAATCCGCTGAATAGGTGTGGGGATGTTCCTATGGGATTTGTGAAGGAATTTTGGGATCCTTTGGCAAAAGAAGCCAAGAAAACTATTGCGATATAACTATGTTCAATTTTTAAACAAAGGAAACAACAATGAGACCTACTTTAAATACCTACAACATAGATGTCTTAGGTGATTTTGTTGAAGAAATTGAGAATAGAAACAAAGAAATCACTGCGATGAATAATTATTGTAGTCAGCTTGAAGGAAGGATTCTTGAATTACTTGTGCGCATGGAAGAACTGGAAGAACTGGAGGCAAGAAGATAAAAGCCTACATAATCCAAGACTTTCACTACACTCACAATCGTAGCGGAGAAGAACTTTTTGATCTGGTTTTGATAAGAAAGAATGGCCAGAAGTTCTCTTGCTCATACACAAAAGATGAACTTAAAATAATCTACAAAACAATAGCCAATTTTCTTGGCCTCAATCCTAAAGTGGAAAATGAAAATGAACGATGAAAAGATGCTGAAAATAAAAGCGGAGGTTGCTAAACTTCAGTCAATGTACGCCGAGGATAAGAGCAACCATAGCTTCAATTGTCTATTGCTTGGTGAAAGCGGCAGTGGAAAGACCTTCCTGATGAGAACTGCTCGCAAGCCTGTCCACATTGACTCTTTCGACCCTGGTGGTGCTAAGGGCCTTGATGAGTATATTAAAAAGGGTGAAGTGATTGTCGATTCTCGCTATGGCAATGAAGATCCTAAAAAACCCTTTGCTTTCGAGCTTTGGAAGAAAGAAATGGCTAAGCGTGAGCAACTTGGCTATTTTGAAATGCTTGGCACTTATTGCCTCGATAGCAGCACTACTTGGGCTGAATCTATCATGAACGAAATCTTGAAGCGTGCTGGCCTGGCCGGTGCTGCTCCCCGCTTCACCCATGACTATAACCCACAAAAGATTGAAATCCGTAACTGGCTACGTGAGCTACTCTCACTTCCCTGTGATTTCATCCTAACTGGCCACCTGGAAAGCTACAAGGATGAAGTAACTGGCGGCGTATCCTATCGCTACGCTACCACAGGCAAAGGTGTACAAACTATCCCTCTTCTCTTTGACGAGATCTGGGTAATGAGCCCAAAAAGTGGCTCGAAAGGAGTTGACTACCGAATCCTCACTCAATCAACTGGCACCTATGTTGCCCGTTCTCGGTTGGCAAAGGATGGTCTGCTGTCGCAGTATGAAGAAGCCAACATTAAAGCGATCTTAAAGAAAGCCAAAATCAACCATGAAGACAAAACAATAATCTAAATCATCTAAATGAAAGGACCTAAAAATGACTATTCTCGACCTTACCTCTATCAACCTGTCTGACACATTTGAACCTACTGTCCTGCCTGCTGGATCAGAGGCAAAACTTCGCATCATCAACATAATTGAGGGGACTTCGAAGAAGGGAAATCGCTTCATTATGCCCTTCTTTGAAAATCCTGATGACCCATACTTCAAAGAATTTGGCAAGTATCTTGAACTCCCACATGCTGGCATGGAGCCGAAGAACCTTAACAAGTCCAAGCTCGACTTGATTAACTTCTTCAAGGCTTTCGACATCGACACTACGGCAGAGATTGATCTTGAGGCAATCAAGGGATCTGAAGGCTGGGCTATCCTGGGTGTAGGCAAAGATCAAGATGGCGCACCAGTGAATACTATCACTAAGTTCATGTAACTATGTTCAATTTTTAAACAAAGGGTGGGATGGTTACTATCGTGGCCATCTCACCTATCACCATTTGGAGACAATGCAATGGCAGCTGAATATTCACCTCGACTTTCAATTGACCTAACTGAAGACCAGCATAACAAACTAAATCGCATAATGATTCAGCATGGGATGAAGAAAATGGTCTTTGGCCTTATCGTAGATGACCTGATAGCTATGTGTGACCGCTTTGGGCCTGGAGAAGTAATTGGAGCTTTCACCACTCGTGTGCTATCACTTAATGAAATCTGCAAACTCAACCTAAAACCACGTGAAAATCGTGAACCTCATGGGAATTAGCTATGGCAACAATAGACAACCTATGTCTAAGCATACTTGAAATGCCTCGTGATCAAGTAATGGCTCTTATCTTGGAAAGGCGCCAGAATTTGCGCACTAAACCTGACAAACAACCATCCAAGGCCAAATCTAAGGCTAAGCCAAAGACTATAAATCTTGAATCTCTTATAAATGGCATGAGCAAAGAAGCAAAAATGAAACTTATAGCAGAACTTGGAGCTATGTGATGCAACTTTTAAATATTCCAATTAAGAATATAGTTTTTGGCGAGCGAAAGCGTGAAGATTATGGTGACATAGAGGACTTGGCGCTCTCAATTAAGCAAAAAGAACTCATAAATCCCATAACTGTCACAACTATGCCTGATGGTAAGTACAAACTCGTGGCTGGTGGACGCCGTTACACTGCTTGTGGCTTCCTTGGCCATACCGAGATCCCTTGCAGAGTGTATGACAAAGAGCTAACTGAGCTCGAACTCAGGTCTATTGAAATCGAGGAGAACATCAAACGCAAGGATTTTACTTTCCTTGAAGAATGTCAAGCTAAACGGGACCTACTTGAAATCCAAAAGGCTATCCATGGTGAAAAGACTTCCACTGCCCCTGATGCTAGCGGAGTATCTATGCGTGACATTGCTTCTGTGCTTGGTGTTAGCCCTGCAAGCCTGTCGCAAGATATCAAATTGGCTGAAACTGTAGCCCAGTTCCCTCAACTTGAATGGAATAAGTGCAAAACTAAAAGTGATGCAATGAAGTTGAAGGGAAAGATTGAAGAAACTTACATCCGAGCCGAGCTTGCAAAGCGTGCTGAAGCGGCGATGGGCAGCAAAAATCTCTTTCTGAATAAAATCTGCTCCTCTTACCAAATCTGCAATTGTCTCGATGGCATAAAGCAACTACCAAATGGCCACTTTAACCTTGTTGAAATCGACCCACCCTATGCCATCAACCTGAAGAGCCAAAAATCTGGCATGGCTACTAATTTTGGCAATGAAACTTATAATGAAATCCCAGCTCCTTTGTATGAACAGCTGATGCGTGAGCTATTTATCGAATGCTATCGTGTTATGGCTGACAATAGCTGGCTCCTCTGCTGGTTTGGCCCTGAGCCTTGGTTCAATGATATCTATGAGTGGCTGGTTGCTGCTGGCTTTACTCTCCGCCGCATACCTTGCATCTGGGCTAAGCCTGGTGGCCAGACTATGCAACCAAGTCGCATTCTTGCTAACTCTTATGAAATGTTCTTTTATGCTTCAAAAGGCTCACCTGTGCTGGCTAAAGAAGGCCGCTCTAACATATTCCAATTCCCTCCTGTTTCACCAGGCAATAAAATGCACCCTACTGAACGACCACTTGAAATGATTTCAGAAGTAATAACCACTTTCGCATTTGAGGGCTCCAAGGTTCTCGTCCCTTTTGCTGGGTCTGGTAATACTCTAATCGCTGCTGCTTTGAACAAAATGATGCCTATTGGCTATGACCTGACTGAAGAATATCGTAACTCATATGTATTGAAGTGTGAAAAATACTTTGGAGGAGGCCAAGATGCTTGTTAAAACTGTGTTTTTTGTGGCTGGTCTTATACTTGGAATATTATTTGAAGAACTATTAGTGATAATAAAAAACTTCTTTGACGAAAGGAAATTAAGATGAAAACTCCTGACTACAATCTCGATCCGCCAGACGAAGATGAATTTGAAGATGAAGAAGCAGAACTTGAATCTGAGCGACTTGCTGAGGAAAACGCCCGAGATGCTGCTGAATATCGCTATGATAGCATGAGGGAATGGGCGTAACTATGTTCAATTTTTAAACAAAGGGCGATGAAATGAAACTAGTCCAACAATCCTGGCAATATGAACAACCTTGGCCTGATGACACCTATGATCTAATCGAAAGAGCTGGCCGAACTTGCTATCAATCTCACGGTAAAAATCCAGAAGAGTTTTGCAGAATGATCTTCCGCAATGGCCACCACTCTGTCCTTGAACATGTTAGCTGTTCTCTGAGAATAAAAACTTCCAGAGCTGTCTCTCACGAGATCGTTCGCCATCGCTTATGTTCTTTCTCACAAGAATCTCAACGATATGTTCGCTATGATAACATTGAGTTCATCATTCCTGAATGGTATGATATTGATAACTATCAAATAGCATCAAGTGAATTTATCTATTTCTGTGACCATGTTGAACAGTTATATCAAACCATGCTAAAAAATGGCCTAAAGCCCCAAGAAGCACGTGAAATCTTACCAAACTGCTGTGCAACTGAACTTGTAATGACCGCTAACCTGCGTGAATGGCTACACATCTGCTCTATTCGCACTACAAAGGGTGTGTATCCGCAAACTCAATCACTATTCTTTGATATTCGAAACACTTTTGCTAGCAAACTTCCTATCTTTTTTGGAGAAAACTAAAATGACTGAAGAACTCTGCAACGTCCGAGGACCAAAAGAAACTGCTGGTAAACGCAATTGGTCTATATTCCCATTCAAAGAAGCAACTGAGGTCTTGAAGGTATTCGAATATGGTGCTGGTAAATATGGAGAACCTTTCACATATCGCAAAGGAATACCTGTTGATGAACTCCTTGCTGCTATTTTTCGGCATGCTGTAGAAATCCACAATAACCATAATGTAGATTCTGAAAGTGGTCTCTCTCATGCTGCTCACATAGCTGCAAATGCTCTAATGTTACTATCAAATGAAGGAAACAAAAATGGAAGATGATATTCGTAAGCTGGAAAAAATAATTCTTAACATGCGCCCAAGTGGCATTATTCAAACTCAAATCGTTGACGCTCTTAAATCAATCTTGTGGATCTTCCAGCAATCCAGACCACAAGATAAAATTCCTGCAACTCTATCTACCACCATTGAGGAGTTGAAAAAGCAAACTGGAGGAACATCTAATGCTGCGAAACCTGTTACTACTTCTGCTACTATCACTACCAAATAGCATCTCTTGCGGCTTCATCGCAACTGATCCACCTGAACCTGTCACCTTTGACCTAACAAAGCTAATGTATGTGGAGATTGCTGAATGGATCCTAAAATAATCATAGTATCTGCCAACCTTGGACGAGATGAACTAAAAGAATCTCGTCCTATTGCAGGCCCAGCAGGTAAAATACTTGATGAATGCCTACGCAATTCTGGCCTATCACGGAATAATGTCTATTGCACTACTATCGCTAAACAATTCGGCGAAGTACCTGATGAATTTAGCTTAACATCCATCGCTAAAGAACTCGACCAGATAAATTGCAAATCAGTGGTGATTCTTGGCGAACAATGCTTAAAGATCTTCTGCAATCGACCACAAGTAAACAAGTGGCGTGGAAGTGTGATTGAAATCCCTGAACTCCCCAACAAGTTTATCATTCCTACCTATCACCCTGAATGCGCTATACCACTAAAATATGGTGGTGAGGGACAATATCTCAACAAGCTATTAATCCAATGGGACCTTACAAAGGCCGCCAGAATAAATGCAAGTGGCTTCCATCGTTCACAGCGTGAACTTATAATCGCTCCTACCTTCACCCAAGTTATGCAATACCTTAAAAGTTGCGAACTAAACGGCCTTGCTGGAATGTCTATTGACTTCGACATCGAACTTATGAACATGGAAGTATCTTGCATCGCTATCGGCTGGGATTATCAAAGGATAATGTCCATACCTTTCATAAACGAGCATGGACTTTACTTCAATCCCGATCAAGACCTTGAAATCTGGCTACAAATAGCAAGCATCCTTGAAAATCCAAAGATCAAAAAGCGGGGACAATATCTAATATTCGACACCCACTTCTTGCTCCGCAGATTTGGAATCAAAACTCACAATATCGACGATACTATGATAGCCCAGAAGATCATTATGCCTGACTATCCTGTTGGCCTGGACTTCATAACCAGCATCTACACCGACAAAGAATACTACAAAGATGAAGGCAAAAAATATTTCAGTGGTGGTAACTGGCCACGTCTCTGGCAGTACAATGCAACTGATGCAAGCATCTGTGGTGAGACATTTCCTCAGCAAATTGAAACCCTGGCTGGCCAAGATAACATTGGCACTTATGAACGCCAAGTTAAAATGGTTGAGCCACTATGCTACGCTATGGAACGGGGAATCTTGATTGATGTAGAAGCTATGCACAAAGAGTTCTTAGCTGCTGAAATAAAGATTGAAGAACTTAAGAAGGAATTGCATGAAATCTGTGGATATGAACTAAACCCTAACTCACCTAAACAACTAATAAACCACTTCTACGTAAACAAACGCATACCTCCATATAAGAAAGGTGGAAAGGTAACTACCGATGAAAAAGCTCTCGTCCGTATCGCTCGCAGAGGTCATGTGGAAGCAGCAAAGATTCTGGAAATCCGTAGGGCAACTAAGCGCAAGTCAACTTATCTTGATGTTACTAAAGTCGATCCTGACAATCGTATGCGTTGCGCTTACAATCCTGTCGGGACTCGCTACAGTAGGATTTCTTCTGGAGAAAGTATATTTGGCTCTGGAACTAATATGCAAAATCAGCCACATGATATTCTCAAACTTTTCCTAGCTGATCCGGGCTACATTTACTATGGCTTTGACCTTAGCCAAGCTGAAAATCGCATTGTTGCTTATGTTGGCCAAGTAACTCAAATGATGGAAGCTTTTGAAAACAACCTTGATGTGCACTCTCTCACTGGTTCGCTGATAAGTGGCTTGAGCGTTGAAGAAGTTCGAAGACAAGATGACGAAAATATTTGCTGTCCTATTGGCGGAGGTGATAAGACCTGGAGATATTTTGGCAAGCGTTCTAATCACGGTCTTAATTATGATCTTGGCTATAAAACATTTGCACTTTACTTGGAAATTCCAGAGACCGACGCTAAGTTTATTGTTGATCGCTATCACATGTCCTATCCTGGAGTTCGTAATAATTATCACGCTTATATTCGCAAGCAACTTAGTGATAATCGTACTATCACAAACCTGATGAATCGCAAAACTATCTTCCTACAAGAATGGGGAGATGATCTTTTCAAGGAGGCTTATGCGTGTATCCCGCAAGGAACTGTTGGAGATGTCATTAATGAAAGAGGGGTGGAATACATATACTACAACCAGTCCCTATTTCACGGAGTGGAGTTTCTTATCCAAGTCCATGACTCCGTTGGAGTTCAAATTCCAGTATCCCTCGGACTCGAGTACCATGCGAAAGTATTATTACTTATCAAGCGTAGTTTGGAAACCCCACTAACCTTACCTAATGGTAACCAACTAATAATCCCCGTTGACATAGTTGCCGGCCTTGATCTCTACAAAGGCCATTGCAAGAAGATAAAAGCAACTAATGAAGAATCAACTTTACAAGAACTTACAATTGTTTATGAAAAACTTGTAAAGGAACAACATGACAGAGCCACGAATTCATAGCGATTGGATCTCAACTTACATGCAGTATGCCAGAAACACTGAGCCTCCAACAAGCTATCACACTTGGTCTGCCATTAGCTTGATTGCTGCTTGTTTGCAGCGAAAGTGTAAGTTTGTCTTTGGCTCCTTGACCTTCTACCCTAACATGTACATAGCCCTGGTTGGCCCTCCCGCTGCACGCAAGGGAACTGCTATGAACATCGCTTTTCCTTTCATAGAGAAACTTAACATAAAGGTTGCTGCTGAAGCTATCACTCGTGAAGCATTGATACAGGAACTCCAAGGTGCAAATGACAATGACTTAGATCTCAAGACTGGCAAGCGAACCTTTCATTGCTCGCTAACTATTTGGGCACAGGAACTTGCGGTCTTTATTGGCTATAACCAAACCCAACTTATCAGCGATCTAACCGACTGGTACGACTGCAAAAACAAATGGACTTACCGAACAAAGACAATGGGGACAGATGAAATTGTAGGTGTCTATGTTAACCTCTTTGGCGCTATCACTCCTGACCTTATCCGTGCTACCATGCCTATTGATGCTATTGGTGGTGGACTTACTTCACGAATTATATTTATATTTGAGTGGGACAAAGAGAAAATAGTTCCTTTCACTTCACTGGAAAAAGATCTCTTCCCTGGCCTGTTGCATGATCTTGAGCAAATGAGAATGCTATCCGGTGAGTTCACCTACACTGAAGAGATGAAAGAACTATGGATCGAGTGGTACTCACACCACGAAGAAAATCTGCCATTTAAAGATAACAAATTCGATGGCTATTTTCAACGCAGAGGAAATCATGTGCTAAAACTTAGCATGATTATGAGTGCAAGCCGCTCTAATGAAATGCTGGTAACTGCAGATGACCTGGTAAGGGCAATTGAGATGCTAAAGGAAGCGGAAAAAAACATGCCTAACACATTCAGTGGTGTGGGCAAGGCAACTCACGCAGACGTGCTATCAAAGATCATGGTTAATGTTAGTATGGCTGGCCAGTCTGGTATCCGTGTAAGCGATCTGCTTATGATGCACAGAGGTGATGTGGATGTCCAGGGACTTGAGAAAGTAATCTGCACACTTGAAGCTATGAACTTTGTCCAACGCAAGATATATCCTGATGACACTTTGATTGTATACAAGGTGCCTGAAATAAGAGGACTTCACTGATGATAACTTGGGAAACAAAAGTTAATGGAATTTTAATCTTGCACACAACTGCTACAAGAAAACAACTATGTAGCAATGGAAAAGATTTTTTATATAACTATGAATACTACGAAATCGGCCAGGGCAAAGTGATCTGTGGTCATGTTTCACATGAACCTTGTGATGGTTGTTTTGAATTACTTAAACTAATAATGTCTAGTGTAAAAAGGAAGCAAAAAGATGAGCGAAAGAATTGCGGAAATAATGCACAGTTTGTTCTGCACTAAGCAACACGGAGAGGGACAGGAAGATCGCTGTTTGTGGTATGAAGAGATGATAGTTTCCCCACTTCCTTGGGACGAGCAAACTCACTTGCAATGGCTAAAACAGACTGAAGATAGGATGAAACTTGACGACATGAATGAGCAATCGGTGATAGCTATTGTGAATCAACTCACCAAGTTTGACTTCTCAAAGTGCATCACCAGGCAACTCGTGCGAAGATTCCTTGAAAATGCGGAGAGGTGATATGGACGATAGGGTGATTGAACTACAACGGGGCAGAGAGTATTATTGGGAAGCAAGCAAAGAATTCCAGCGTAGGCAACTGGATGTGGAAATGCAAGTTGCTTTTGGCTTTGAAACTGGCTATCATATTGGCTGGGCAGAGGCTATGGCGGAAAGGGCGATAGGAGTTATTAGGGAGAATGGAAAATAACTCTGTTTAAAAAATGAACATAGGCATGTTAAATGTTGGAATTTGTTTGTTGACAATGTATTGTTTTTTGTGTATTTTAATAATAAAACGTATTAATAAAAAAATACGGGAAATAATACACCAACAACCAAATGTGGGAATCAATTACTATGAGTAAAAACTATGAAGTGTTTGACATTGAGGATCTTATGGAAAAGATTGGTGATATTGAGTGGCTGTGGGAACCGTTAGTACCAAAAAACTACATCACTATACTCGCTTCTCGTGGCGGAGTTGGAAAAAGTGGGTTCTCTTTATGGCTCGCAGATAAACTCGCTGGAGAAGGAAAGACAATTCTAATCTTTGATGCTGAGCGCAGTGGATCATTGATAAGGAAACGTTGCTATGAATGGGATTTGCCAAACTGGAAGAAGCTAAAACTTGTTGGAAATCGGGAACCAATAAGTGGAATGATTGACACTGGTAGTCCGACAGATGTGTACAAAATACAACTGTTAATAAAAGATGTAAAACCGGATTTAATTATCTTAGATTCTCTAACTGTAATCGCACGATTAATTGAGTTACAGGAACGTAATAGAGCTGCTACATATTTTGAACAACTACAAGAAACGGCATCAGTTTATAAAACTGGAATTTTATTACTGGCGCATGTGAACAAGAAACAAAATATGGAATCATCACTTTCACTTGATTCTATCGCTGGTAGTGCTGCTGTCTCGGATCTTGCCAGGTCGGTTTTACTTCTTGATGAGGATGGAGAAGGAAGTGACAGGAGAATAATAACACAAGCCAAATTGAATCTTGCGGCAAAGTCTCCTCCTTTTAAATTTAGAATAACTGAGCGTGGAATAATTGAGACTGGTTTTGTGGCAGAGGAAATAAAACAAAAGCCACCAGAAACTTTCAGGGAAGATGGTACAAGATTAGGTAAATTTAGAGTTATGGCTTATGATCTATTAGCAAAAGGGATGAATAAAAAAGAAGCACGACAGATTTTAAAAGATATTGGAGCAGAAAATAGGGAACATTTGGAAGCATTAAAATGGGCAAGTGAAAAACTAAACATAAAGTGGGAGGTAGATAAATGATCCTTGAGTTTATAGATAAAGAAAACAAGCTTTATTATTTTCGTAGTAGTGCTATCTGTGGCTATAAAGATAATGGAATATACGCGGAAACAGAAGACCATACAATAACTCTATTCACAAAAGCTGGAAATTTTGACCTCAAGGTTGATAGTTTTATATTAAAAGATCTTGACAAAAGTTTTGATTTTGAATAACAACTATGTTTAAAAAATGAACACAGTTATCATCACAAACTAACTGTGTTCACTTCACCTTATCACCTTCCACTCTCACCTTCAAGTGGCTGCAATCCCAGAATCATCTGCGTTATAGTGTTGAACTTCCTCTTATTCCCATCTGCTGCATTCATATATCTATTCAAACTCGGACTACTTTTCCTTGTTGGCAGGAAATTTCTATCAAGTCCAAACTGCTCCCTGAATCCTGCTGGTGCGCCCTTCCTATTTGAACTCATATGATAAGCCAACCCCACAAGTGGACTCGTCGCAGTTTTGGGTATGTGCAACTTCACACCTGGCTGCTCCTTTGACCCTGCTAACCAATGGCTGAAGAATGGCATGTGCATAACTTGCTCTAAAACTGATGTATCATTAGCCCTGGCAATAGCCTCTACTGCTCCAATAGTTAGCATATATTTCAACAACTGTTGTCCATAGTGTGTACCAAAAGCATCTCTTTCATTATTAAGTGCTCGCTTTATCATCTGATACTTCAATTCTGCTGACTTATATGGCGTGCTCTGGAACATCAACATCCACCTGGCTGCATCTGTTTTGAGCCAAAGTGGCTGATCCCAACCAGACCTGAAGTTGACATCAAGAATAGTTCTAATCATCGCCCTCTCAGTGGTCTGGCTATCTATTCCTTTCTTCGCCCCTTTACGAATCGCTGAGAACACTGAGATTCCATTATCAAAAGCTTCTATCGTTGCTGTAGGTGATCCAAGAATACCCTTAACCATATCCAGCATACCACTTATAGGTGACTCATCAAGTGATTTAACAATATCTCTGGTAGTCACATACGATCGAAACACTTCAAGCTCTTTATCTTTCGGAATCCCTCCAAACTTCTCTTTCGTAAACTGTCCAAGTGCTTTCATTGTATCTGCAAGCGCAAGTGCATTAACATCAAGCGAGTTCTGGCTTGTCGTGCCCCACACTTTCATCAAATGCTTAAATGCAACTGGCAATGACAGGCCTATCAAACGAGCAAACTCAAACGCTGTAGCCGCTGCATTCACATTGCCCATGAAACTATCAGGCTTACGATAAAGGTTATCATTCACCCACTGTTGCATATAAGCCCTTAATTTTGGACTCTCAGTCTTATCTATGAAGCTACTCCACCTATCCAAGAATGGATTATAAGCAAGCTCTCGCTCTATAATTGGCACATAACTTTCCAACGTGGCTTTAGCATCCGGAAACCAAGTTCTACCATCTGGCAACTGGCTCATCTGCCGCAACATCGAAGGAGTTCTCATAGATCTCTGGAAGAACGAGCTCTCCAAAACATCTTTATTAACAAGTGGCTTCCACACTCTGTGCACATAACCCTCTTTCACTGGCATTCCAAGTGCTTTCATATCCTCTGCTGTGGAATCAAAGTATGTTCTAATCTTCGCTGCTACATCTGCTTCAAGTGGACTCAACTTAATATGGCTTGGCAGTGTGCCATCTGCAGCAAGCATAATTCTAACTGTTGGCTCAGTGAGGGCTGGGCTTTCTGGTGAGTTTATCAAAGTGTCAAAATCCGCAGCCATATCAGCTGCCATCTTATTAGCTTCACCAAACTTTGCTTGCTCTATCTTTAACTCTTTCTCAAGTGCTGCCTTCTGACTTCCACTCTTCTTCGCTATCCTCTTCTCAAGTGAAGCAACTGACCTGCCTATCTGTGCCCTCAGCTTGTATCTATCACTATACTGATCATAGATATTTTCAAACTTCTTCTGCGCCTCTGCTGACATCTCTGGCACATCTTTCAGCAAATCCTTTATCCACTTCTTTCCATTGCTAACATTCCGTGTGAAAGCATTATGAGACTTAATAACATCAGTCACTGGGTTATCACCACTTTTGAAAACATTAAGAACGTTGTGCGGCGATAGTGCTGTATGTCCCATTCCTTTGCCACTTAACTCTGGTGGTGTCTGTGGAGTGCCTGGCAACTGTCTCTGATAATTCCCATCTCCTGGTCGATAAGTATCAACCATCTGCCTCTTATCATACATCTCTTGATAATACTTCTTAATGGGATTCCTGATCTTATCCATCTCACTTTCAAGTCCATCAGTAACTCTCTGAACTTGCTCTGGTGTAGATCTCAATTCCTTCCTACCTACCTTCTCCTCTCCCATCTCACCAATGGTCTCCACTATCTTCTGTGCGTTATCTCTTGTCATACCAAGCTCAAGTAAGAACTCTCCTACTTCTTTCCCTGCTTTCTGTGCTGCTTCTTTAACCCTTCTAATGGAATCTATCTCAGCCTGATTCAACAAGCTCAACCTACTCTGCTTCCCACCACCTACCTCAGTACCAACTGCTCCTATATTTCCCACAATCTTGTTGATGGCTGTTGCTGTGTTCTTAATATCCTTAACACTAACTCCATTATATCCACTTGCATCTACCTTTATCTCCTTCCCACCCGCAGTTGTCTTGGCACTCTTCATGTCTGCTTTATGTGCATCTGAGAATTGCTTTTCAAGCACACTATCTATCTCCATTTTCTTCTTCCACAACTGCGGCAACATACTTTCAATCTTATCAAGCAACTCAAACTCCAGTGATGTAGCTGCATGATCTCCAAGGTTTGCCAGTTTCTGGTGCACCACTTCCACATTAGTGCCATTCTGTAGTGCTGCTTGGATGTCTGGGATCATATCTGTCACGGCCTTGTAAACCTGATCACCTGTCATTTGCTCAGCCATCTTCGGCATGGGAACATCTCTACCTTGCTCCATATCTTCAAGCTCTTTAACTGTGTCTTTGATCTTAGCTACTATCTCCTCTTCTGGCATCTCAGTCAAGATCTTTGTGCCGATCCTATACTTCTTTCCAACCTTTAAAATCTCTGGTGAGAACTCATTCCTAATCTCTTGTGGTATGGTATCAAAGAATGTCTTAGCTTCATCTACTGTAGCAAATTGTCTCTTGTTGAGTTCATAAGACTGCTTTGCTTCTTTGTTTGTTTCAAACTTTGTTATAAGACTATCTTGTGAAAGTCCAGACCTACTAACCCTTGCTCTTTCTTTTGGATCAAGTGAGTCAGATAATTTTGTAGTTTTATTTATCTTAACAGCATCTGGATTTAAAACATGAACTTCTCCCTCTCTTGATTTGCCATAGCCATTAAAATTTTCTACAAAGTCAACTCCCATTTCACGAAGTTTGCTAATAACATATGGATCATAAGGTCCATCTTGCTTTGTTGCTTCTTCATAAAGATTCTCAATCAAATCCTTATGAGATTTTCTCAGATAGTTAAGCCCTTTTCCTTTTAATGTTGCCTCAACTTGGCCAATAGTCCCAATTGGTTCTTGTTTTCTTGGTGAACTATATGTTGTTTCCGGCGTTTTGGAGAATGAAATTCCAAGATCTCTTTTCTGAAATCCATTTTCAAGTGATTCAAGATTAGATGATTTATGGTAAACTGGTTTTTCTCTTTCAATTAAAACAACTTCACGTGGTTTCTTTGCTAGTTTTGGCTCTTCAACTATGTTCATTTTTTGAACAGAGGTTGGCTCATTCACCACTTTGCTCTCAACAACAGGTTCTGGTTTAAGTGGCTCAACTTTAGCTGGCTCAACTAGCAATTGCTCACTAACAGCTGGTGAAAGTTCTTCAGTAACCACTGGTTTTTGCGGCTCAGCTTTTACCTCAGCCTGTTTTACAGTCTCAACTATCGGCTCAACCTTCGCTGGCGATGGCTGATAAGCCTTAACCTCTTCTTTCGGCACTCCTTTCTGCAACATCTGCTGAAGTGATCTCTGCCTGCTAACTGCTTCCCTTGCTATCTGATTTGTCCTCTCTGCCTCTTGTTGCAATCTAACTGGTATTTCTGCACCTGCTGCCGGCCTGTTCTGCTCAGCTGCTATCCTCGCTTTTGCTTCTGCTCTCATAGCTTCAAGCTTAGCGCTGACATTCTCTTGTGTTGGAACTTTGGCTTGCTGATCTACTAAAGTCTTGAACTCATCAGGTGAAACTATCTGTGGATCACCTGTCAGGTTCTTATTAACTTTAGCTGCTTCCAATGTCTCTTGCGGGGTCAACCCAGTTTGCTTTGGCTCTATGATGGCTGGTGGCTCTGGTTTTGGAACATTAGCCTCTAATGCCTGCTGTAGTGCTGATCTTGATTGCATAAACTGCTGGCTCTCAGCATTAGTCCTTTGTGCTGTCTGGGCATTTCTGGCTGCCATCTCACTTGCTATGGGAGTGTCTGCTATTGTTGGAATTGTTGCTTTCAACTCCGTAATGTCCACACCTTTCTCATTGAGTTTTCCAAGAACTCCTTCCAACTCTCCAAGCAAATCACCTTGGGCCTGTGCTTGTGCTTGTGGGGTAGGTGCTTTCTGATACTCCTTTAACTTCCCTTTGATCTTTCCTATAGCCCCTGTTGCTATCTTATGATAACCTCCAAATGCCATCAACTCAATGAACTTCGAAGCACCAAAAGCAAGTGCATCAGTCACCTTCTCTGGTGCCCCAAGTTCCTTTGCCCTACCAAGACCTTCTTCAATCTGCTGTGATGGAATAAGTGTCTCAAATGCCTTAGCTATTGGCTCACTATACTTCGCCGCCATAGTCTGTTCTTGTGGAATACTTGGCAACCCCGCAAGTGATCTAACCGCACCAGTAATCATCCCTGGCTGTGTGTAATAACCTGGTATCTGTCCCCACTGCTTTGCAACATCTTTCCCTTGCCCAGTTAAATGCCCTGCTGCTTCATACGCCAAGCTTGCTGGGAATGAAACTGCTTGGCCTGCCAAACTCCCAATTGCATCCACTGCACCTAAACCTGCATTAGCAACTTGATCTATGAAACTTGGAGCTCCACTTCCAACCTCATCAAGTTGGATTTTAGGTCCAAGAGAATTCTTGCTACCATCTAATTGAATCTTTGCTCCAAGTGCCATAATCAATCTCCATTAATCAAGTGTATTTGCCCACGTTACTGCTTCTTTCTTACTCAATCCATAGTCATTCATCAAACTATTAACCACATCCATCCTTGTTGCGTTCTCTGGTAGCACAAGATCAAGCGGTGCCTGGTCATTCATATCATCTCCCAGACCTGTGTCGAGTTTCTGCAATGAGAACTTCTTATACTTCGGCAACCCTGCTTTCGTAAAAGCCTCATTCATAGCATCCAGTTGGGTTTGCATAACTATACGCCCAAACTTTGGTTCATTTGTTTCTTTGTCTCGATAAGTTCTAGCCTTGTTAAAATCATCAAGAGCCTCATAAGCCATATCCTTTGATGATTTACTTCCACCTGTCCCAAGTTGCTTCGGCGTGGCAGGGCCATAAGTTGCTATTGGATTCCCTGTTCGGACATCAATAAGAGCTTGCTCTGCAACTCCTGTTTCTGGATTAGTTATCAACCCAAACTCTTTCCCTGATGTTCCTATCCTATCACGCGAAAGCGCTGCACTTGCATTGCTGGCATTTGCACTTGCATAACTCTGTGCTGCATTGGCAATATCAGCTTGCATTTGTGTGCTAACTCTCTTCGCTTGCTCTGCATACAAGTTTGCCTGGACATAGTCTTTATTAATGGCTGCTTCCTTTGCCAGACCTTCCCAATAGAGTTTCTGCTGTGCAAGTTGATTAGCCTGTGCAAGTTTCACATCCTCTCTCTGGTTATCATTCTGCTTGTCAAACATAGAATAAATATTAGCTAATGTTTGATTCTTCAACTGTTGCTGATGCTGATCCAGACTCATAACTTGTGCTATCTGCTCCGGAGTTAACCCTGTCAGGTTGACACTTGGCGTGTCCCCTGATCCTGCCAGGGCATTCAGAAAGGGGAGACACCAAACATGCTATTAATCTGCTGCCTTTGTTGAGGTTGCTGTGGCTGAGGTTGCTGTTGCTGTTGCTGTACCATGCCACTTAACGACCCAAGACCTGATTTTACTGGAGGGTTAAAGCTAATTGAGGTCTCTGGCACTCCATCTTTGTCCAATGTAGTCTTGATATTATTAACTCCTGCCATCCCCTGTGGAGTAAGCCCACCAAGTTGGCTCATAATCCTATCCATGAATCCCTTCTTATCCGCATCTTGCTCTTTCTTTGCCTTGTTCATCAAAGAACTCTGGCCAAACTGCGTTCCAAGCCCAGCCATAGCATTCCCTGGCGCTATTCCCTGGCCAAGTTTATCCATCAAGATTGCAAATTGCTCTGGATTATTCTCTATCCCACTTCCAATCTGATCAAATATACTAAACATTCCCATTAGAACCTCCAACTATGTTCATTTTTTAAACAAAGGGTTATCCAAGTAAACCTAAACCAAGCCCTAACACTGCGCCAATACCTGCTCCAAGCGGCCCTCCAACTGCTGTCCCACTGGCAATCATGCCACCTATACCTGCCCCACTTATTGCTGTACCAATAGCAGTTTTAGTTTTGTTCGCTTCACTCGGTGGATTGATAGCTGTTCCACTTCCAATTGATGCAAGCAAGTTTCCATAATACTGATACAACTTCAAATTCCAAAGCCACTCACTTTCCCTAAGCGCAGCTTGCTCAGTTATCTTTTCCTTATAAGCTACCATAGTCAAGCTATCAATCTTAACTAACATATCCACTGCTTGCCTATATTCTTGCACACTCCTAAACTCACTATCAAGTCCATACAATACTGTCTTATCAAGTGAATCATTAAAAAGTCCATAAAACTGATTAGCAACTGCACTTCTATTCTTCAAATGTTCTATCTTGCTATTTATGAACTTTATAATCTCATTCACATTAGAGACATTAATCTCCCACTTCTTTGTAAACAAAGCAAGTTTCTGCGCTACCTCATTTCCATGTGTGCCAAGCTCCAGCTCGTGCATCTTTATCAACTGATCCAGACCACTCTTAAATAACTCATATCTGAATCCAATGTTCTTCTCTTTCAGCCCCGCAAGATACTTAGCCACATCCCTATCCATCATTCCCCAGATAATACTCTCTCCCACTACAAAGGCCGAACTCATAGCTGCATTAACATCTCGCATACCACCTTTGAATCGTGGCAAAGTATTATTGACTATATTATCCTCAAGAACTTTCGCATATGCCATAGCATCATCATTATAGTTCTCATCAGATTCTATTGTCTCTATCCCTGCCTTAACCACAGCTGCATCACTTGTCCATGTCTCAGGCACTGTGAAAGCTGTCAAAGCAGCTTTAAAATCCTCAAGTGCTGTAATTATAGCATCATAATCTGTGTCTTCAACCTCTGCTATTGACATATCAACTGCTGCTCCCCAATCGGCAGTTGGGTTAATTGCAGCAAGTTTTGTGTCAAGGTTATCTATGCCCTCCTTAGCAAGTATGTAAGAAGGCAACGCTTCCATCCTACCTTTTATACCTGGATACCACTCATTGTATTTTACACCAGGAGAAAAATTAATCATCTGAGTCATTTGTCTTGCTGCTTCAGTACCAATAGCTATAAGATAAGGAGTCGGCTCAAAGCAACTCACACCAGCAAAAGGATTCCTTGTATCTCCATTCTTCGTAATCAAATGAACATCGGCTTGAACTTCCTGTAACCATGCCTCATGGTACTGTGTCATATAAAGAGGATATGATATAGCTCCACTTGAACTCCCACCACCACTTGATCCCATCACAACCTCCTTAGATATTAAAAGTTATAAATGTCTGTAACTGTCCACCAAACTTCAATGCTTGCTGGATGATTTTATCTACTGTTGTATAGCAAGCTATTGCACAGCAACCACTATTTCTCGCATACTCACTAATTGTCTGAAATGCAGTTATCCAACTCTGGTCTTCAATAACTTCAGATGATCTATAAGCAGAGTAAATCAAAAGTGTTTTCAACTGGCTTGCGGCATCCACTAGAAATTGCGTAGTTGCTATCGCATCAATCTTGCCGCTGGAGTTTGTACTAATCCAACACTCCAGATCGCCAACCAGCAATGCACTCAGGATGTTGCTCATGTAAACTTCATCTACCTTCACAAATGGAGGCATAGAGTTAGCTACTGCAAATGAAATCGAGTCCCAATAACTGGCAACTTGGTCTGGGAGAATTTTAGTTAGCATTATAAAGTCCTCTTATGTTTCTCTTATCAGTCTGCTTCACTCGTACTTTCAGATTAGTTAGTAAATAATCACTACCCCTATAGTCCATACCTCTAAGAGATATTTTAAAATCACTACCAGAAACTGGATAAAAAACTATCCCATTTTTGTTAAGTTTTTTCCATGTTAACTCTTTAAAATCATCAGAAACATTATTCTTATATTTAACTAATGCCTCTGTCTGCTCACTTGCTCCATGAGCTTCTATGAATTGCAAAGTCTTAAATGCTCTTTGCTTAAAATCAATCTCATCTGTCTCAACCCGCCATTCATAGTTACCAGAATCATCTACTATTCCCCACAACCCACCTTGATAAACACCAACTGCTGGTGTTCTCTGATGACAAGAATAAAGTCCACTCTCTGTTAACACATAGCAAGTATTTCTATCCGAGATAAAAAATCTTTTCTTTTCTGGAACATAAGATATTTTGAAATCACTATCCAAATCCAAAAGCCAATCTCGATAGCCAAGTTTTTTCATGCTAAACTTGCTATCCATCATCCATAGTTCGCGCCTATGATCTACAAAAATCACAAGTGAGTCATCTCCAGCTATGTGATTACCACTTGATATTCCCAGAAATGATATGTTCTTTTTACCAAAAGTAACCATAGGCTCGCTTACTGGTAACAAGATTGAAATCCCTCCAGAGCCAAACACTCCAACTGCATTTCCAACTTTCATTACCTTGTAAACTATCCCTTGCCCATTAACTCCCCAATCCATGTCAGCAAAACCCGCTGTCCTACCACGCTCTATGTTGAAGTCAAATGTTCCTATATCACTCCAACAAACAGAATGCAAACCACGCTCACTCCACATAGGAAGATCTGACAATATCCCACCTACAACTGCTTGGCCATTGAAGTTGCACCCACAAATAAACTTTGGATATTTCGGCACAAGATAGTCATAAGAAACATCATTATAGTCTGAAGCAAGGGATATTTGTTCTTGTGGTTTTTCTATGCCTGGAAATCTAATCATGGTTTGGATAGTTGGAATTTCATCACTATCATATCCAAAGCAACTCACCCCATAAAACTGCCCAAAGTCAATTACATCAACTTGGTCTATGTTCTCTGTTGGTGCTATCATAGTCATTTGATCTACTGACCAATTCTCTCCATCATAATACATCTCAAACAAATTCACATAGCCATTTAGTGGAGCAAAGCCAATGGTGTAGTATGATCCAAACACCACTTGTGGCCACGGCCAGTTAATCTGCCACTCTCCATCATAGCTTGAGTTAACCAAAATACTCTGAACTTCTTCATGTGGAAGTAGCCCTTCATCTCCCATAGGCATAGCATTGTAGCAATCTTGCAAACCAGCTTCTTTCCCACTTCCAAATGCCTTTAGCCCTCTGGCAATATCATTGTAAGAACTTTCAAACTCTTTCATCTCAATCTCCCATATCATCAAGGTCTGAAATTTCTTCTTCCACATTATCTTTGTCTAATCCATCAACTTCAAGCTGAATCGCCCTAAGCCAATCATTAGCACCTTCAGTGTTACGATAGAATATTTCAAGCTGATAGAGAGCAGCTTTCAGCAATAGCTCTGGAACCTCAAGAGTCCAATAGTTCTCTTGATCATCATCAGATAAAACTGCCTGGTTAAACATTCCAAGCACTTCAACTACATAATCACTATCACAGGGCGGAGCAACTATGATCCCACGATAGTTATACTTTGCATCTGTCTCAGCATTGTTTAATCCCAAGAATGTGCCAAGTGAATTTTGTGCTGTTGTTTCAAGAGCTCTCATATTTGCTGGAGCATAATACAAAGGTTGGCCAACTTCAGCAGCAGATACTAATCCACTATAATATTCTTTAAGATCTTTCAGCGAGCATTTTTCCAGCAACACACGTTCTTCACTATTATTAACCCAAACTTCCAAAATCGCTCTGCATCTCTGTTGGAATGTGATAGCATATTGGCCACTAGCCAAAGCAAAAAACAATGTTGCTTTGGTTTCTGGCACAGTTAGCAACCTATCCAGATAATTCTGTCCAGCATTTATGAAAAAATCTGCTCCATTATCTGCCCAGGTAGAGGTATTCGACACCAGATCATACCTTCCACTAAGCTCCACAAACTTTCTTCTCAGCTCAACAAGTGTCATTTATCCTCCACTCTGTTTAAAAATTGAACATAGTGACAGACCACCACAGCATCTGTCACCATGAGTTAGTTGTTACGCCGGAGTGCCATTGTCAGTGTTAAAGCCACTCAGGTACGCAAATGTGGTAGGATGATGAATCTCAAGACCACACTCAGTCAGATATTCCTCATCTGTGCCATCAATCCTATTCCGCCCAGTGTTCTGCTTTTCAGCATCAGCATAAAATGTAGTATCAGTAATATACTTATACTTCAAATTACTCATATCCAAGCAGACCATGCTGTTGCGGTTAGTTGTTTCATACGAAAACAACGGGTGAGTTTTCATATAAATAGTACCAAACGGAGTAACCCATTCCATTACTTTAATACCATAGCTCTTGGTCTGTGGGGTAAAAGTGTAGTTACCATAAGCCTTAACCAGCTTGTTAATGCCAAGGATAACACCACTACCACAAATCGCAAGACGTTCGCTGGAACCATAGCGGAATAAGGTCTCCAACTGGGTATCCAACCATTCCTCACCTTTATCTACCCAATAGCTATTGGTGAAATCGCTTGAAGTGGAAAAGTCAGAATTAACTGCACCATTAGCAAGCATAAAAGGAATAATACCATCAGTAGTTCTCTCAGGCTTTCCATTAGCACCTGTCAACTCGCTCTTAACAGACCACAAGAAGGCTTTCTCCATCTCAATACCATGCAGCTGGAGTGCCTCACGTTTGCTTTCTTCATACTGAGCCTTCGTCCGTAACTTGGTAAGTCTGGCAGTACGAGTGATACTTAGTGAAGTGCGGAAGATTTGAGTGTAGTTATAAAACTTGGTCGGGCTGTAGCTGATAGCAGAAGGCATAGCTCCACCTTCCGGGTTCACACTACCAATTACCAAGATCCGATTAACATCAGCAATGCCATTGGTGGTAGGATCGGCCTGCAGCAACTTACACGCAATGTAAGAACTTGCGCCGTTGCTCAGCGTTGCCACAACTTTCGCTCTGGTATCATCGAGATAGTTCGCAGTATTACGTAGCATAACCATATGACCTATACGAATCTCGCTCTCAACAGCTGCAGCTACTTTCGCATAAAGCACATCACCAACAGCACCGCCAGTGGTATAAGCAGTTGACAACGCTGCATCAGTGTAAACATCTGCAACTGTCCCAGCCTGTTCTGGCAAACCCTTAGTCCACCAGCTGAACTGCGGGTCATCAACCTTCTCCGATCCCATTTTACTCATAATACCTGTAAGAGGCATTTCCCCATTAGGATACAGATACAAAATCCCTTCACGAAAGTTAGTAGGTCTTTCATCTGTTCCCCAATTACCAGTACCACGCATACCTAAGAATCCGTTCATTCTATAAATCTCCTTTCAAAAATTAATCAGCAACAGTTACTACAGTGTTAGTAGAAAGAGGCACAAATGACAAGTACCATTTGATATTACCAGTGTTTGCAGCAGAACTATGAAACTTAATAGTCCCAGGCGGCAAGAAGAACTCAGCTGGCAATTTTGTAGCTGTGGCAGGATCATACCAGTTAATACCATTTGCAGTGATAGTCAAAACTGGAACAGTGCCAGCAGCCACAGTTGCAAAGTGAATTGCACTACCAGCCGCAGCACTTGCAACTGATACAGCAGTACTGATTGCCACAGTGGCAGATGGACTAGTAGTAGTCATTTGCAAAGTACCATTTGCCGCAGTAGCGCCAATGACGGTAGTTACAATCCCAAAAATCCTGGCATGAATAGGACCTCCAGCAATTGTGAATAGACTATCAGTTGTATTTGCTGGCACTGTGCCATCAGATTTTTCCAAACACTGCCAACCTTTGTAATCGAGAAGAGCATCCACAGTTGCCAACTTTGTCTCAATCACATGAAGTCTTTTTGATAAAGCTTTAGTATTAAACATTCAAACCTCCTTATGCTACACCACTGGTAATTGTTCTCCAAGCATAGCCATCACAGAACAGCATAACCCAATCTCCATCAGCATCCAAGTCACCAACAGTGGTAAGCTCAGTCGCTGTTTCTTTCACATACAGCGAGATATCACCACCAGCAGCACCGGTAGGAGCACTGATATAATAGAACTTCCCACATGCCTCAGCCATACTAGGTAACGTGATAATACCAGAAGCATCAGCCACATCAGAAGTTGCTCTGATATTCTGATCTACAGCCTTCATTTGATATGTAGGAACAGCTGTGGTAAGATTAATCACAAGACCATTAAATCCTCTAGAGCTGTCCAGCATATCACTATTAATTCTTTCATGACGTCTTTCCATTTAAAATACCTCCAATTAGAAATTAAGTAAATCCGACAATTCCTGCTGCATTTTATCTACATTAGGAATCTTCATTTTCTCTCTATTCCCCTGCGTTCTTTTCACCAACTCCGGCATCCTTCCCTGCTCGTTGACTAATCTTGTCGCTTGTTTCCGAAGGCCTAATATCTCCCTTGTTTTCTCTGCTGATTTTTGGAATATTTCTACAACTGAAAGTTGTGGATTTGTACTATAAATTTCATTCGCTACAGCCGCCACAGTTTTCTTCACTGGTTCAAGGTCTGGGTTATCACGATAGAACTCATCTGTGGCCTGCTTGATAGTGAACTGCTGTTGCATCTGCTTCATCACGATGTGAGGTAAGCTGGTGAAGATCTTCTGCACAGCACTCTCTTCAGCCATTTTCATAGCTTTTGAGATAGCAGAGTTGAAAAGCTCTTTACTCGCCAGCACATCATCTATATCGTTGTCACCTATGATATCATAAACACTTGGATTTGTCTGGCTCTCTTGCACTTGTGGTTCAGCAACTTTCGCTGGCTCCATGATCTTGCCAGATAATTCCTCTATCCTCTGCATCAAGATTTCATTCTGCTTCTTGATTGTGGTGATCTCATCATCAGCAACTTGGACTTCTTCTGCTACTGGCGTGATCTCTGCAGGTGTTTCTTTTCTTTCTTTATCTTCAATATCAGTAACTTCTTCTTTTGTTGTCTCTCCTTCATCAGCTTGGCTTTCTTCCCCTTTCGTTTCATCCGCTGGCTCCTCAGCAACAGGTTCTTCAACAGGTTGTTCAGAAGATGGAAAAAAGTCAGACAACATACTATCGACTTGTTCCTTTTGGCTTTCATCAGTTTCCATTAGATCACTCTCCTTTGTTCATTTTTTAAACATAGTTAGTCAAGCTCTTCAAGCTGCATCTCAGGCCACTTCATCATATCGATCAGCACTTCGGATCTTCCTTGTGCCCGATAGATCTGAAGTGGTTCATCCATACATAGTATACTCGCCATAACATTAGCGTGGATAGATTGTAACTCTTCTCTAAAAACTTTCCACACTGGATCATCTATAAATCTTTCAAGTTCACTTTTGGTTAGCATAATTATCCTTGTAAATAACCTGCACTTGTAATTCCATTAAGAATATTCTGTGCTCCTTCAGGCAAGAATCGCTCTTGTGCAGCAACATCTTGCAAAGGAACCATGTTGCCAGCTTGCACCTGCTGTTGCACTTGTTCATCTGGCATAGGCATTATTTCAAACTCCTCGATATTCTTCGCACCATTGTTCCTGGCTATATGTTCGAAGACTTTGACTATGTCAAACTTCTGCTGCAGCCTTGGCTCGGTAGCTATCATTTCAAACATCTTAGTCCACACTTCAGAATAATTGCTCCCTGGCACACTACCATCCCTTACCTTCACATCATAGTCAACAAGAATATCAAAGGGTGAGACCTTCATCTTATTAGCCATAACTCGTTCACCATATTCAGTCATCAACATCTGCTGCCACCGGCCAGTGGTAGTGACATACAACTCTTCACTCATAAGTTGCTTTGTGTGTGAGGCAAACATATAGCCAATGTCTTGCATAGATTGCAACGCAATAATTCTTGCCATCCGCTCAAGCCTGGTGAACCCGCCAGCCCTGGTGCCTTCAAACTCTTTTCCTGTCAACCTCTCAGGCCCACCAGTTCTCAACGCACCCATACTTGCATCATCCGCTGCGCCGATCTTCTGCATCCACTGCACTATCCATGCCGAGTCAGCAATATGACCCTTTGTTACATCCTGCACTGCAAGCTGTTGTACAGCATCTTTCACACCTTTTCCCCACGCAGGTCTTCGCAAACGAATAAGCTTGCCTGGTTTAGGATCTTCAATATCCTTAACATTAACCAAGAAAGGGTCAACGATAAGCATGTCGTTTATTGCTTTGCGAACATTGCTAATATGTGTATTGAAGAGCCAATCCAATATCCCTTGCATTCCGCCCAAGATCTCAATCCTTGATATTGGCGTAGTGCTATAACCATCAAAGTCACTTGCGCTGATAGCAATAGGAAACATATTATGATCGAGGTCAAGGGGTTTGCACTTAGTGATAACCTCATCTGCACTCAGACAAAATGCCCACTTTTCTGGATATTCACTATCACCAAGATTCCAATCTTTGGGAATCAGCTTTATGAACATGTGGATGTTATCTACACGACTTGTAGTATTATCATCATTAACTCTTGATGTTGATCCAGTTTTTCGCTCACGTTCAGATTTGTCACCTTCAAATAGCGAGGATCTTTTATTCTGCACTTGCTTCAAATACTTAACATTAAACATGCTTTTGCTATTGCGTTCTTCACTCAGCATGTTCATTAGGTTGGTTTTCTCTAACCATCCAAAGAACTCTCCCTTTTGCTGGTCATGAATACTGACATTTGGATCTGGTAAACACAGATAAGGATCAATATTGCTAAGTTCATTCCCCTCAAATAATATCGTTTCTTCACTGCTTTTCACACTTCCCGCACCAATAAGTTGACCAAGCACACCTTGGATTCCATTTTCCTTGGCTACAGTCCTACGACCATATTTAGTCACCCACCCCGGCGCAGCAACTCCAAAACCATAGGCAAGATTATCACGAAACAGGGTGTGCAAGTTGAGTGCTACTTTGCTTTTGTTACAGTGAAGATCAATTACCTTCTCCATCATAATAGCACCAAGAGTATCCTCAGGTGATACACCTTCATAACGGAAGATTGGATCTTGAAAGAATGCCGCAACTAGATAGCCAAGCAGTGTTTCCATTATAGCATAACTATATGGGAAGACAATGCTAGTTGGCTTACGTGCATCTTTCTCTTTCACAATCTGTTCTTTTTCATCCAGATTGATATACGCACTAAGCGTCCAATCTATATTATTCCAAGCATCATACCGGGTTGACATAGTTCGCTGTGATGCAAGTGCACGAGATTTTATCTCATTCACCAACTTTGTATGCAACAAACTTCCCGGCTTAAGATCAAGTCCTTCAGGGTAATCATAGTCAAAATTCGTTCCCTGGAAATTTGTCGGACTTCCATTATTAGCACCATAATCTATAATTGGCATTAAACTAATCTCCAGTCTTTTATTATTCCATCATTTTCAAGATCAAAATAACTCTCATCATCTTCTGGTATATCAGGTGGGTCGAAGTACTGGCCTTCAAGTTCCATCAGCTCAATGATATAAGCCTCTGCATCCATCACGTCCCACAGTCTTGATCGTGGATAGCTAAGTAATTGCGACTCAAGTTTTTGGCAACAACTTTTATTATGGAAGACAAAGCCTTGGCGATAGTATGGCACGAGCGCACTGATACGATCTTCCTTCTTCATCCTTGCTTTGAGTTCAACAAACTGTGCCCAACATCCCCTTAGTTTTAGCTGGTTGAGAAATGGCTGAGTTATGAATTCGTTAAGTGAAGTTACCTCCGGCGCTATGATTCTCGCCCTAATCCTCTCCACCATATCAATAGCTTTGTCATACAATTCCTCAGGATAAAACTTGCCTGCATCCACATCTCTTATGTATATCGCCCTAGATTCCCGATCAAAGCTTATACCGATAATTGCACTATCAGCGCTGTGAAGTTTCACTGTTTTAGCAGGATCGACTATAACTACCGTTATGCAATCCTTTGATTTCTGACTACTTGCAAACTCACCTTCATCATAATACTTAAAATAATCTGGCTTAAATGTTGCATCTTCTGTACTGATAGGTATGTTACGATACTCACGATAAAATAGATCAACTTGACTTGGAGTGCGATTTTTGTGGCTCTCATAAAGTGCTTTAACTTCATCATCAGTTATAAAATCTGGCCAATTGCTCTTAAGATCATCATCACAGATTGATAGGTGAACTGAATGCCACTCAGGATCTTCAAGCAAGTTCACCAGCAATGAATCCTCATGAAGCACAGTTCCGACCATTATGATCTTCCAGTTCTTCGATCCACGATCTACACTATTGCAAACATCTGAGAACCACCACTCTTTGAGCTTCAATCTTTGCTCTTCATTCTTAACCCCTTCAGCATCTTCAAGATCATCAGCTATTATCAAGTCAGGTCGATAGCGCTCGAACAGAAGACCACGTATTTGCTGGCCTGCACCACGAGGCATAATCATTGTACCACTTTGTGTCACCCACTGCTCTTTGCTGAAAGAGTCAGATTTCATAGGGCCAAATAACCGAGTGATGTCAGGGTTGTAGAGCAACTCCCGCTTCAAGTTCTCACCTTGCATAACAGCACTTGTTGCCGTACACGATACTGGGACTATAAACTTTTTCTCCCTAAATAAAATCTTCTTTGCTGGATATGAGATAGTGTCAATTGATGTCTTGCCAAATCCACGAGGTGCAGCGATCACCACTTTGCGTATACTATCATCATCAAGAACTTTGAAAATCTCATCATGCAAAGTTGAGAATGGCCTGTGAAAGCGTTCAGGAAATAGTACCTTTGAGCACACTTTTGTACTCAAGTAACATTGCCTGAGTATCTCATCCATTTCATTAGATCGTTCCATAACACCCTTAGTTAAAATGCAATATCGTTTTAGCTAAACCACTGGCTATTTTTGTTTCAAGAATATGACCTATTTCACAGAAATGTTTATCAACTGCAAATGGAGTTGTAGGAATAGCTTCAGATAATGCTTGGCCAGATATTTCGCCTGTATCAGAAGCCAGTCCAGTTCTTGCAAGATAGCCACGAGTAGCAGCATTCCAAAAATACACTTCCGCAATTCCACTTACAACAACCCAAGCTTCAGATCCATCAGCAATTCCACTTTCATAAAATACTCCAATACAATCTGGCTCTCCAATAGGCACAAGAACTACACCACTATCAGCACTCTCAGGTGTTACACAATAGCCTTTGATAGATGGCAATCCAGTTTTATTTATCAACTTAACTGCCAAACCACCTTCAGCTGTGAATTTTATCTTTGGGTCAAGCTCTATACCCAGAAATGTTTTAACTTCATCTAATGTAACTTCATCAACTGGCCCAATTCCACTTACCTTGCGCCCCAGAAATGATCCATTAGCCATTGTTGTTTGACTTAAAGATATAAAGTTTGAAAACAATTCCAACAATATGTTAATATCTTCAAGGCCAAGAGAAGTTAAAATATTTAAAATTGATCTTTGAGTTCTTTGTTGGTCGTAGGTATCCATAACACCCTTTGTTCATTTTTTGAACATAGCAATACAATCAATGATCCAAGAGAAAATCCCTTTTACACTTTCCCAAACTCCCTCATCTCCAACAACTCCAGCTACCACATCAAGAACCACTTTCTTCTTCTCCACTCCCGTTCCTGGGCCTAGCTGCTCCTGCAATTGCTGCATCAATTCTCTTATCAATTTCACTAAGCCTGGAAGTGCAGTAATCACCGCAAGGATGTTCATAGCTATCATATTGCTCTCCTTTAAATTCTCGCCAAAGTTTTAATAAATCAACTGTTATTGCATATCTTTCTTCATTCGATGGTGGACGATCTTCAAGCATTATCAACTCCTGTAGACTTATTGGCTTTACGTTCTTTGATTCCCCAATAGATTCCTTGCAACAGCGTTATAACCTTGTCATCCTTAACTGTAGGAGTTAGCCATGCTACTCCACGAAGGATTTCAAGGATTGCCCAGATGGTTATTAAATTATCTTTGAGCTGTGCTATTAGCCAGTTGTCCATTCTGTATTTCCTTTATTGCCAAATAAAGTTTCAGGATTCGATTAAGATGCCCTTTAACATATATATCTTTGGAACATTTAGAATATCTTACCATCCTCAAGATTAAATACTCTTGCCAATTTTCAGGATGAAATTTCATCAACTCATCCATTGAGTTCCCTGGCCATTCTTTGTTGTCTTGTGGATTAACCTTTGCATCAAACAGGCAAATGTCAAGTGGAAATGGAGCTGTTTCACTTCCAGCAGGAATCCAATACTTTTCAAAATAAACTTTCTTCGCCTGGTTAATTGTCATTCCTATGTGAGCTTCAGGATTATATTTGCTAGAAAGTCCCCAAATAGTAAGTCCGCCAGGATCATTTGGATCATTAGATATCTTGCCCTCAAGTCCAATTACTATCTCAAATGCTTTGTTAAATGATTCTCTCATATCAGCATTCCGTGTATTTTATGGCATTTTCTATTCTGGAAATTAACATCTCGATATTGAAAGGCTTACGGATGAAATCTCTTGCGCCAAGTTTAAGACACTCTGATTCAACCTCAACATTCATTATAGATGTTAGCATAATTACTGGAATAATTCTCATAGATAAATCCAACTGAATTTGCTTCAACAATTCTATACCATTAATCACAGGCATCATAATGTCAAGTAAGACCAAATCTGGTTTTTCAACCTTTATCATTTCAAGTGCATGCTCAGCCATACATAGAGCAACTACTTCATATTTTCCACGCAGACAGTTTTTAAGTGTGTGAATTGCAAAGTGACTATCATCAATCACAAGTATCTTCTTCATTTGCCACCGCCCATCACATGAGCAGTAAAAGCACCTATCATACCAACAACAGATGTGACTATTACTCCCCACAGAACGTGTAGATTACTTTTTGGACAACTAGCCTGGAAAGTCAAAATAGATTCTTGTCGCTTATACAACTCATTAACATCTCCACGAACTTCAGTCATCTGAGCTTGCATAGATTGAATCATGTAGTTTTGAACTGCAATTTGTTGGAGAGTATCTCGCATTTCATTTAGAACTGATGAATGTTCTTCAAGTTTCTTCTCAATACCATCCAGTTTTATATCTGCTGCACGACGTTCTTCAGGCAATGGCTTTGTCCTCCAGGTTAGGCAGCAATAGGAATATCAAACATCATACGCTGTTCAACTTCAGAAATCCTACCAGGATTCATCTGGCTTTTGGGCCGAAGATATCCTACTACTCTGGTATAGACCTCGTTTCTCTGATGAATCTGTGAATCAATTTTGAAACATTCATCACATTTGCAGACAATCTTTTCATGATAGTTATAGGCTTCAGGCGGTTGATAAAGTGCTCCACCACTAATCTTGATCTGGCTTTCACCAATCAGTTCAACGCTTACATTGACATCCTTATCACAGTCAATACACCTTCCTGTGATGTTAAAGTCACCATTCTTTTCAAGTAATTCAACAATAAAATCTAAATTCATTTATCCTCCAAAAGCATAATTGCCACCACCCGTAATAGGCACCTGCGACTGCATAATCAGAGACATCCTTGGCAGCCGATAGCCATCCGTTGCGTTGTTGTAGTCAGTCCATCCACCCGCATCGTTGTCTATGGTGTAGCACCAGCTACCAGCACCCAGAAGTGTGTTGAGCGCAGCGGATTCGAGGGTTGCGTAGTCCTCTACTTCGGAATAAGGCGGCGATGTGTTACTTGCCGTTGATTTAACTGTCATACGATAGTATGTGTTTTTTTCAAATGTTACAGGAGACGGGAAAAATATACCAGATGTAGCAGCTTTCACATTCGTCGGCAAACTATATGCTGCACCTCCGTTAAACCCGCTCCAGACTGTCCCCCCTGGAGCAGTTGCTTCTTGATATATTTGGATGGTTGAGTTGCTCACAGATAAGCCCCCTATCATCCCATTACAGATTATTTTTTCATCGAAAATAAATTTTAACCCTCTTTCTAAAGTATTCGAGGCCATAGATGGAATTTGTGTATAAGGATGCCCAAAGGCCGTACCATCTGAAAAAACGAGAATAAACGAACATGGGTATGACGCCCCTATGCCAACAGTTGTAAATCCAGCATCGTTTGTGTACATCGAAAACATTTTTCCAAGTGACGTATTTGAAGAACTTGTATTTGTTAAAATACTTGAGTTTCTCGTCCTTATTTGATACCCACTGCCACTACCAGCAGCAGCGCCAACAACCGCCCAGTATGTTTCATTTGCTGTCAAAGCATCTTCATACGCTGAGAAGTCAAACTTAATCCATTTATATGCAGTCGTGCCTCCAGCAGCAGTTACAGATCGGATTGACGTTCCTGCTCTGGTTGCCGCTGCCCCATAGTTCGCCAAGTGGCAAGTCAAATCAAGACTTGATGCATTAGCCGCATGAAGGAAAAAATAAACCGAATGTAAATGCACGCCACCAGGCGGAGCTACAAAGCGAATTCCTACACAGTCACCTCCAACGCCAAGCTCAAAGTTACTGTCAAGTGCATAGCCTGTGTTTGATCCGGTAGAACCATCCCCACCCAAAATAGGAGCAAAAAGAATCGAACTGCTATAATTTATTGTCATGACACCACCACCCCAACGGCGCACCAAGTTATGCTGGTCGCCAAAGCACTCACATTAAAGCAAAGTACATCCCCTGCCGTCACAGCCGTAGTCCATCCTGTAAGCGTTGTATCCTCGCTTTTTTGGGCAGACGACAAGGCGATGGGAGCGCTTGCAGATATTTTGTCAGCTACCAACGGCGGGAAATTTGCGAAGGTATCTTTCCAGACTTCGATTGAGATTGTTCCTGAGACATCAGCAAAAATATAGGACTTTATGATTACCCCTGAATTGGGAATTCTCACATAGACTTTTTTATTGGCGGCTATAGCCGATCCACCGCCATCAAAGACAGCGCCATAGTTTTTATATGCAACAGCAGTTGTTCCTTGATTAATCCATAAGTCCCATTTGCTACTTACGCCGGGAACATCAGTAGATATTGTAGTAGCATTTGCAATATAAGCAGCTCCATTGTATCCTATAGCGTCAAACTTGTTATAAGCAGAAGCACTCCAAGTACCACGCCATAGAATAGCAAATGCTGTATTCTCACCACCAATGCCAGAAAATGTGAATGGAGAAAAGAAACTCATAATTATCCCTCCAACGTTATTTGGAGAATAGAATTAGCTCCAACTACTCTGTTTATTAATCTTGCAGATTGAATAAGATTTTTAGAGGGAATACGAACTGATTGTCCGGCATAAACAGTATGTCCGACAGTAGTAGTCGCCGCTGTTCCAAAAGCAAGTCTGCAATCATAAGTTTCGCATGTTATAAGAACAGCATGCACAAGAGAAAAATCAACTGTTTTCGAAAGTGCTGTGTTTATGATAGCAGTCAGAAGTTGAGAAGAATCAGTTAGTGATACTCTTATTGTGGTTTCTACTAACTTTCCCATTTTAGACATCATGTTATCCATTTTACGTTCCTCTCAAAGCAAAATATTTTTGTAACTATGTTCAATTTTTAAACATAGTTATTTTATCAAATTACAGCATTGTTTTTCTCCTGTTCTCCACACCATAATTTACAAACAGAATCAAAAAATAATTTAGCAGAGGCATCCACATCCCCTACAAAAGTTATGGGAGACTCAGAGAAATCTAAAACCCCGATAACTTCATTGTTAGCATTGCAAAATTTCATGCTTGTTGGAGGCATTGGTTTACCGCCACCTAAAATGCTATTTGTTCCTTTATCTTCAGGGTGCATTTGCATTATCCCTTTCAGTCGCTTTGGCGATATAATGGCTATAAATAGCCTGGTACAGTTGCCCCATAGTCATTGTTTGTCCTGTAGATGATCCGTCAACAGGATTGAGTAGCGGAATTTCCTCTGTCATGTCTGAACAAGGCACCGTTAGATTACCGCAAGGAGACGTGATTGTCATAGTCCCAATGTTGAACGCTGTTTCCTCGTTGTAGATTACTGTTGGTGTGCCACCAGAAGGATTGACGATAACGATCTGGTTTGTCCGTTGCCATGATGTTCCTGATATTGTTGATTCTTTATAATCAGCCATTAATGTATGCCTCCAATTTTACGTTAAGTTCTTGAATTGCCATCGCCATAACTGCTACGAGTTTGGGGTAATCAAGAGATTTCATCCCATTTGAGTTTATTCCAACAACTTCAGGTATAATTTTTTCAATCTCTTGTGCAACAAACCCTATTTCTCTTTGGTCGCCAAGTACAGGATTAATCCAATTATAGAATATTGGACGCATGGCTAATACCTGAGACAGGCCATAAGTTAGGTTTGATATGTTTGTTTTCAGATTTTCGTCAGAACTACTGTTGGTAAGGTTTCCACTTGCATCAGAGTAAACAGCACGATTTCCTGTACCCGCCAAGCTAACGACTTTTAGTAATCCTGCGCTTGTCAACCGAAGTCGTTCTAATTCCCCACAGACAAACACAAAATCATGTCTCGCAGCTAATCCAAGATGACAATAAGTTGAAGCATTATAAGAAAAAACTGAATTCACAAATACTCCATCGCTCGGCCTTGAAAAGTTTATCAATGATGAAGTCGCAGTTAAATCAGTAAAATATGTTGATGTAGTGTAGTTTGATGTTGTTGTGCCAATTTGTATTTCTTTGTTTGTATCAGATTTAACTTGTAATGATGCATTTGGACTACTCGTCCCAACTCCAACATTACCCTCAAAGATAGCGCCATTAGTCGGTGCGGCCACCGCTGCATAATTTGCCCCAACAGAAAGATTTCCGCTGGATGAAATCGTTGATGCTGGTGTAGCCGTTCCGACTCCAAATTTTCCCAAATTATCCAGACGCGCTCTTTCAGCGATTTCATTCCCATGATTTCTGGTTCCAAAAGCAAGATATCCGCTATAAGTGGCGTTTGTTGCGTTTAGCTTTGCTCCTTTAATTATCGCATAAGTGATATTATCTCTTGCAGTAGTCCGATATAGTCCACCCAGTCCGATACTTCCACCCACATCTGCTGCCTGAGCATCATTTGTGTTGATCTGCAAATTGACATTTGAGCTGGTCATGGCTAAGTTTGGAGCAGTAACATTGATACCGTTGGATGTGTTCCCGTCGGTGTTTGCTAATCCACTTGTAATATCCATCAATGATCTTGGACTATTCGCCCCAATTCCAACATTAGTTCCATTAGTATAAATTGGACTATTCGCCAATCCAACTGCATCAGACGTGTGCTTTGGTAAGTAACCATCTGTAAGATTAGTTAACTTAACCGTCTCAAATGTTGGATCTACTAAATTCATTGTACTAGAATTAAAAGGATTCATCTCAGATCTCCAATCATGAAAAATAGGATAGATATATTTTACATGCTGATGCAGAGATCATGCTTATAGTCTGACCAGCTATTACAGTTCTCACAGATGGATTAGGCTCACTTGCAGATCCATTAGTTATATCAGTTGTATTAATCGCAGCAACAGTTCCAGCAGTTGTGATTTTAGCATAGAAATCAACTCCACTTGGAATAACAGTAAAAATTACTCTAGCTGCCCCCACAGGCACAGTGGCACTTTTAGCGACGTTGGCAGCTAGCACATGAGAGTTGATAGTATCACTTTGTTGTATAGCAAATATGCTATCTCCACCTTTTGTTGAGTATGCAACTTTTAAAGGAACCATTTCATTTTCCTTCGCCACAGTTCGTGACTATGTTTAATTTTTGAACATAGGATATTATCCATTATCATATAATCCAATCAGATACTTTATATTATCAATCTCAATAAAAGAGACTCTAAGATTTTCATTATTTGCTCTTATTACAACTGGACATCCACCTGTATATCCACCACCATGGCCAAGATAAACACTTTTATAGTGATCCATACCAATGTGGATATTGTTTGATGTTGTTACTTTAAGAACATCAACCTGGTTTCCACCAGAATCTTTGATCTTTATTCCATAAGTATTAGCATAAATTGTATTTTTATTAAAAAATACTTCGTGGCCGAAGGTTACATTTCCAGTAAGCAATGATACTTTAAATGGTGCAAGTGCGTTGAATTGGTCATATTTTTTATTCGTGTCTGTTATTTTTAGTTCAAAATCAGTAAGACTATTATAAAGAATAGTAGCACGAGTACCATCATATCCACTAATCATTCTAAGTGCGTATGGATTTATAGTTACAAATTCACCTTGTGTTCTTATTCCACCAAAAAGTGATTTAGATTGATCAATAGTTGTATAATATGTATCCAACACATAATTAGTTGATGGCGCTGCTCCTAAACCAATGCCAACACTTGAGCCATTCATTGTAACAGTGTCAAAAAATGCAGTCTGCTCAGCTGTTGAGATGTTAGAATTTTGCATCTCATACCAACCAAAAGTAGAATAGAATATAAAAGTTATATAAGTTTTAGCCGGAAATGTTTTATTTGCTGCGCCAAATAACCATATCTTTGTATTACCATAAGTTCCACCATGCACGAAAGGACAATCAGCAGCAAATCCAAATGTTACTATTCTTCCATGATAGCCACCATTTATGTTACTTATTGCAGTAGTTCCAGTAATCCAGAAAAAATCAACTCCATAAGGAAGTGTTATAGTTGCAGCTGATGCTATTGTTTTGATATTATAATCAAGCGCTGTGTAATTATAATCTCTTACTTCTTTTCCAACTGTTGCTGTGATACTACCACTATTTGTCAAGCTACCAGCAACAGAGGTAAGAAATATATTTTTATCTGCCTCACCTTGATAAGTATTATTTTCTACTACTAAATTTCCACTATATATTGTTTTTGAAACAGTCTTTTTTATTTCATATACAGATTCCCAGATACCATAAGCACCATTACCAAAAATCTTTCCGCCATGAATAGTGACATTTCCAAATTCAATATAAACACCTGTACTTGCATTATTTGCAATAATACAATTATTAAAAACTGCTGAACCAATAGTGGTAATTCTTAGGTTATAGGTCGATACACTACTCGAATGCATCCAAACTCCATATCTTTCATTTCCAACTATTTCACAATTTTCAAAAGTAACAAAAGTATTTTTGTTTACATCTGCATCTCTATCACCATAAAAAAGTATTCCATCACCATTTATCCATTGAGGAGGAACAGCAGTAGTACTCCAAGTTCTCACACTATTTAAAATTCTCATACCACTAATGAAAGCAATCATTCTTGTTGCAGCACTATAATCTGCTATTGTACAATTACCATTTACTCCAACACCAGTACCATTACCAGAAGAGACTCCTCCAATTATATTATATGATGATGGAAGACCAGGTGTTATATTGGCAGTTAAATCAAATCCACTTCCACCATTATTATAAGCACAACAATTTATATATGAAACATTTTCCCCTCTAATATCAAATCCAGAATTCATATTATTTTGTGCTGTACAATTTATAAGAGTTATATTCTTTCCACATTTTATGTCTAATCCATCAAATCCATCTAAACCATTAATAGGCAAAAATCTTCCATTATTCTCAAATATAGTATCTATTATAGTTATATTCTTATTTTTCTCGTTTCCTACCACATCTGAATTATTTTGTAGTGAAAGACCATAAGCCCCACCATTTTTAAAGGTACATTTTTCAATTCTTAACCCATCTACTGGAGATAATGTAACAAGTGCATCTTCAGTTAAAGTAGTATTATCAATATGATCTATATTTCCATCAAAGATAATATTGGTAAAAGATTGATTTTTAGCGCATGTAGCTCTATTTAAAGTCCAAGAAGATCCTTCTCGAACAGACACCTGATAAAAAATTTGCATTTTTGTATTAGCTATATCACAAATTATCGTTACTGCTCCGATACCAACAAGATGTAAATTATCTAAAGCAGTTAGTGGATATTCATCCCACTTATAAAAATTAGGCTCAGTCTCAACACCATTTATTCTATCCCAACTAGCTATCCATGATATAGGGCCATCTACTTTATATGTGCCAGGAGGGAAAATAATAGTTCCACCGCCAACTATACTGGCAGCATAAATAGCTCTACGGATTGCATCCCTATCATTAACAACTCCATTCCCAACCGCACCAAAATCTTTTACATTAAATATTCTAAGTGTTTCAAGATTAAGATCTCCACCATCACCTCCACTGACAACATCTACCCAACTAATAGATCCAGCAGTACTTCCAGCAGTTAATACTTTTCCAGCATTATTTGTGCTAGTGGCTGGTACATGTAGATTACCATCACCGCTTGGATGAACATAATTATTTGCCAGCGGATCAATTCCAGCAAGCTTTGTTTTATCTATTGATGACATTAAACCAGCAGTACCAGTAATACCACTGGAAGTTATAGTAGCTTCTGGAATAGTTACTCCAGATCCAGTAGATGATAATATTTGTCTTGTAGTTCCAGTGACAAATCCTAAACTAAGATTAGTTCCAACATTTACCTGTGCCCCACTCGCAATACCATCAAGTTTGCTTTTATCTCCAGCAGACATAAATCCATCTGCGCTCAGGCTAACATTAGAGTGCACATGAAAAGAGTTTGACTTTTGGCCAAGACTTGAGTACACCAAAAGTTCGCTTGGATATCTTACATGATTTGGAATTGCAGACCAAGAAGATGTTGGAGGACCAGCACTTACACCTGGAATTCCCTGCTCGCCTTGGTCACCTTTGTCACCTTTGTCACCTTTTGAAACCCAAATATACCAATCAACCAGCGATGATGGAATACTATTTGTGCTTGTTCCATTAGCGACAAATGAACTTCCCATAAATTCAACTGCGTCAAATTCTACATATTCAACCGCACTGCTCCACGCACCTTTCCAGTTTATTCCAGATCCCGCATCCCCAGTATCGCCCTTATCACCCTTTGGGCCAACTTCACCTTGAGGACCAATTTCACCTTGAGGCCCCTGCTCGATAAATTCAGTGCGAAAAACTATTTTCTCTTCCCAAACCCTTTCACTTGACATTTCATAAATAGTATCAGTATCAACAGCGAGATACTTAAAGCCTACATCGGCACTGTCGTAGAGATAACGATTGTTGTAAGATCCAGAAGCATTTATCTGTATAACATTTCCATCTTCACCAGCTGGCCCTTCAGGCCCTGGTTCACCTTGAGCACCAACCTCAATGAAAGCAGCTCGAAAGAAGTTTCGTAGTTGCCATTCTCCTAACATTCCATCAGGAACAATATCAGATTCAACTATAACATAAACTTCATCTGTATCAACAGCAAGATATGTAAATCCAATATCTTCAGAATCATATAAGTATCTATCTGCCAAAGGGCCAGAGGCATTAATAAAGTCTGTCATTTCGTCACCTCCGCCATGATAGTTACCTTGCCATGCTGTGGTCTTATCACCCAGCCATCAGCAAGACGCTCAAACTCAATATCATAATATGCGTTGCCATAAGGGAGGGCAGATGCTTGAGCGGCAGATATTATCATTCCATAAGACGCTACGCCATTAGCTTCTTGAAAGAAAACTCCACCATTTGCACTTGTTAGTGAAACCAAAGGGCTTTGGTCATCATAGTTACTTTTTATCATACTCCTGCCAGTCCACTCAGCATAGCCATCTTCGCCAAAGAATGGAAAAGCCTCACCAGTTGGCAAGTAGAAATTCCACAATTTGTAAAATGTCACTCCTTGATATATGGTCAAGGGAACATTAACTGGTAGTATTTGATATTGTTCACTCATTTCAAAGCCCTTTGTTTAATTTTTGAACATAGCCATTCACAAATCAATCTAAAACTTTCCACATTTGCCAGACGATGAAAGTTGTAAACATCTTCGCTACAAGTTTCTTCACCAGCACGATGTCTTCAGCTTTTAATGTTAACGAGTTTTCAGCATTCTTCACACGCATTGCCAGCTCGCCACGAGAAAACTTTTCTTCTCCACTCAGATTTTGCTCATCTTGATAAGCGCCCAATAGTGATCGGAATATCACCAAGCCAACAGTTATTGTTTTTCCATCTTCAACAAGCTCTTTTCCATCCAGGTCGATAATAGGCTGATTTACATTAATTTCCATTTTTCACTTCTCCTTTAGTTATTATGAAGTAGCTTTTACAAATCCATTAGTATCAACAGATAATCCATACAAAACATTATTTATTCGTAGATATGTGGCAGAACTATTTATACCAAATGCAGTTACTGCTGTACCACTTGTACCCATTATAGTCATATGAATTCCATTTGAAACAGATCCAATTTTACAGGTACCTGTATAAGGAAATTTTCCATTTAAGTCTATATATGTGGCATCTGATATTTTAAGGGCTGGTACAGTTGCATAAGAATATAATACATTAGTACAAAGATCTATTCCACATACATCTAAGGTTAACTGAAAAGTAGTTGCATCTTCATAACTAGCTACTCCACCACCAAAGACAGTATGCCATTTTCCAGCAGCCCTTAAAAAAGTATCGGCATACATAATATCATATCCACTCATAGCTGCTGCACCAAAAGTAGCAACATCTACACCATGTATTGCACTTATATAATCATAGGATTTCCAATTTCCAGCAGATAATCCACCAGTAGCGAAATTATTGCTGATATACAGCAAGTGCCACCAACCTTTGCACCCCCGAGTGTTACTACCACCATTCATATAGTACTGATGGCCCTCAAAGACAGAGGTGTAGTATGCTCCAAGCCCATCATTTCCCTCAACTCCAGGAAAACCACCTATGACATGGCTATAATAAATTGAAGTTGATTCGCTACTTTCATTTGCAAGATGGCCGTGCATATATACTTGATGGAAAACTGCACTACAATCACCACTTTTTCCACCTTTGTTCTCAACTTCATGCACCAAGCCAATGTGACTGGTTATTGCAGAGTTATAACTACCTGAAGTTGTCTGAAGTCCAATTCCTCCAGTGTTTAGCACCTTAGAGTGAATTGTAGCATACCACATCGACCCACTTATTGTAGGCACTACATTGCAAATAGTTCCACAAAACACCTGCGGGACAATTGGCAGCATCCAGCCAACTCCTTGGCCAGTTCCACCTGTAAGCGCAGGAGAGAAGCAAGTATTAGTTGTTGGCACAGTCAGATCCACACTAGATTGTGTTTTATAGATCTGGTGGTAACGATTAGTTGGAGTTGACACATATAGCACGTTGTTGCTATTTATGTTAAAGCACTCAGTATTGTTTGTACCAAAAGATAGTTTTCCTGCCCCAGTATTCCATATCCACGATCCAGATTCAAATCCAGTACCTGTGTATCCAGGACTACAAGCACCAAAATATAGATCATTTGTTCCAGATTTTACTCTAACCTCGCAATAACCAGTAGTTGATGTATTCTCAAACCGACCGCTCGCAAGCCCAGAAGCATTAGTTCCATACACATGCAACCGTGCACTAGGAGCAGAAATCCCAACTCCAACACTTCCCACAGTAGCAGTGCCAAACCAGATATTATTTCCACTTGTTGTCCACTGTGATGTGCCAGACATGGCAAGTAGGTCAACTGTGACAGAGCTAGTTTTTTTGAACTTCAGATATGGAATCCCTCCACCATCGACATAGAACCACAAACTACCAACATCAGCACTAGTTGGTTCAACACCAGCAGGCTCAAACTTCAAGTTGGCATTAGCCGCAGTTGCAGCCGCAAGATGCAAAAATGCTTTAGTTGGAGATATGCCTATGCCAATTACAGAAGCTACACTGCGGATTATGCTATTTGACAGGCCATTAGTGGAATCGTAGTAGGGGACATAAGTAGTGTTCAGCGAGCCAGTTTTTATCGTCGCAGCAGTCAGAATGCCACTTGCGGTTATAGCAGCGCACAACACTGTGCCAGTGAAAGTTGGGCTGACGAGGTTAGCTTTAAGCGCAAGAGCGTCAAACACAGAATTGCCATCAGGGGCGTGGGTAGTGTCACCATCAGCAATACTCGCAGCAATCATATCACTTCTAGCAGTTGCAGCAGAATAGCCAACTACAGTGCAATTCAGTGTGCGAGATTCAGTTAGTGTTCCACCTCCACTCATCCCCGTTCCGGCAATCACACTTACAGCCGAATGATCTATATGTTTGTTAGCACTATAATTTGACAAACTGTCATGATTCACTCCAGCAGGCAGCACTACGCCAGATATTTGGCTTCCACTCAGAGTCAGATCGATAGATGAGGTGTCAGCAACACTCACAGCACCACTTGATGAGATAGTTCCCCACACAGCAGCAGCTCCAGGTGTGTCAACAAGCAGAGCTTGGCCATTTGAAGCACCAGCAGTTGCGGGGACATGCAGATAGCCATCACCACCTGGATGGGTGTAGTCGTTAGCACCTGGCTCAATCCCATCAAGTTTAGTTATCTGCGCCGCAGTTGCATGGCCAGGAGCACTTGCAGTTGCAGCAGGCATAGATATGGCAGGAGTTGTACCACCACTAGAGACCACAGGGCTAGTGCCGGTTACATCAGTTATAGTTCCACCACCAGTTGCTGGTGTTTGCCAAGATAACGTGGTAGCACCAGCAGTCAGCACTTGGCCACTTGAACCCTTTGCAAGCCGCACTGCCGCATCAGCACCAGAGCCAACCACAAGATCCCCAGCGGCATCCCAGATAGCGTCAGTTGCTATACCAACAGTGCCAATAATAGCCCGCAGTTCACTGGCACTCAGCGCCTTTGGGTTTCCAATTCCACTATCTATCCGCCCAATCACAGTGTTTGTGTCGATATCTTGGATCTTAACCATTGTCACAGCGTTATCAGCTATCACAAGCGATCCAGTTATCATCACATAGCCAACTCCATCTCCACCCCACAAGTAGACATACATAGTGTCAAGCGCTACATAGTAGGTATTGCTATCGCCCGGATCAGGGAAAGCAGCACGATTTGCATAGTCAACAACAGAATAAGACATTGGAGGGAGTTGCTCAGCAGGGACTTTGCCAGTCACGAGATCAGCTTTGGTAGTCAAGGCTAGGGAGACAGCACTGGAGATTGGTTTGGCGGTGTCGCTGGTGTTGTCAACATTAGCCAGACCAACATCACTCTTTGTAACAGCATGAGGGTTTCCAACTACAACAAGGGAGTGGTCATAAGCAATTTTGCCCTTATCACCCCAATAGGCATTGGTAGAGTCATTTCCAAGTTCCATTAATGCACTAGCAGGGAGTTGAGTTGCTGGAACTTTGCCACTTACCAAGTCAGCCTTTGCAGCAAGAGCACTTGCAGTTAGGTTAGATATGATTTTGTTAGCATCACTTACATTGTCAACATTATCAAGGCCCACATCACTTTTGGTGAGAGCACTAGATTTGAATGAAATTCCATCAGCTTTCAACACATTGCCACTTGTAGCGTCATTTCCAACCAAGAAGCCATCATCTGCATTCACAGTTCCAGTGAAAGACGCAGCATTAGATATGATCTGATTATTCACGTCTCCGCAAATCACACTACCATTCATATCTACAGTGAACTCTGTTCCATGCTCACCACCACCAATAGTTCCAGCGATTGTAAGAGTTTGGCTTGGGTCAGGAGTAGCAATGCCCACATTTCCAGCAAGATAACACGCATTCTGGCCATACAACACCCACACAGAGTCGCCACCATTGCTATTCTCTCGGCTAACCCAGATGGCAGCACCCATAGAGTTGTCCACCAGCAGATAGCAAATATCAGTAGTTTTGTTCAGCCAGACAGTAGGTACGTCATATTGGTAGTCATTAGCAGTTGGTGCTTCATACTTTATGACAGTTGGCGCGAAGAATGTCTTCCACGGTTTGTGAATGTACATAGCAGCATTGTCCTCTTTGTTTAATTTTTGAACATAGCGTTAGCCATTCACCACTATGGCCTCTTCCACCTCGCCGCTGGCGAGCATAGCCCTTTGCTTTATGCGCTCAATTTCATTAGCATCATAAAAGGTATGCACATTTTCACTTTGCAATTTCTTCACTGCCCCAAATCCCGCCCTGTCGAGCAAGCTCTCAGCCACCTTGCTACGCAATCCAATAGTTGCTTGACGACCTTCTCCCTCATTTTCAACGATATTTTTCAATAGTTTTAGGGCACGAGGTGCAACTTCCAGAATATCCCTTGAGATGTCAATAGTTTGAACATCACGAGATGCACGCATCAGCGATAAGCGATCTTGGACGACTTGGGAGTTTTTGATCTTCGAGACTTGGCAATCGGTGATGTTGAGTTTTGCTGCGATGTCAGTTTGCTTCATTCCCAGCAACAACATCCGAATCACTTCATGATGCAAGTCCCATAGTTGGCCTACTTGCCAATTCTTCTTGCTGAGCACAGGACCGAATCGTTGGTCACTGCGATATGGCATAGTGTAACGCTCAGATTGTTCTTTTGTTAGTGTAGCCATGCAAAGTTGCCTTTTTGGTGTGAAGATTTTAAAACCACATTACAACATTTTTACCAAGATGTCAACCCATTATTTCCCACAATTGCAACCTTTGGTTGCGCAGAAATTTTCCGCCAAGTCACCTTAATCGCGCAAAATTACTGGTTGCGCGATACAGTTGTTATCACCATAGTTTAAATCTGGTTTGTTTTGCTCCCTTTGGTCGCCACATAGCGGCTATTGCGATCTTAGCCGCTATCGCTGTCGCTATCCCTATCTAACTCGCTACGCTCGGGGCAAATTCCTCACTACATTTAGATTAACATACACTCCCTACGGTCGGGGCAATGTGGTTGGCGGGATGTGATTATGGGCGGAAATGCCGTTCAAACGCCCCACAATGCCCACCACAACACGCAACCACCACACCATGATGAATCACACCAACCAACCACCACCCATCCACCATCATCACCACGTTAACTCACCTAACAAAAGGCCAACACAAATGCCGCTTTCAGCATAGTGCCGCTACCGCTACCAGAGTCGCTATCTGGCCATTCCTCACTACGTTCGATTGGTTAGTGTTGTTGGCGGGTTGGTCGGGGTGGTGGTATTTGTTGTTGGAAATGGCCATTAATGGCCGCCAAATGACCACCACAATGCGCTGGGCGCATGGTGTGTTGGATTGTATGGGTTGCCAAATGTGGTATGAAGGCGTGCACCACGTTAATTACACATATTTGTGGGTATTCAAAATCTTATATATTTCCTACTCAATGCTATTGTCCGACCGAAGGGAGGATCATCCCCCTTTGGATTTTCATGAGATTGGTTGTGGCTATGTTCATTTTTTGAACATAGTTCACATGGCAAATCACTCCAGCCATGGGAATGTGAAAGTTGACAAACCACTGGGATCATGTATTATGTATTTAACGAAAGCGACAAACAAAGTGGTCAGGGCAAGGGCCTTGACAATAGCCACCAACAGTGTATGATGGTGGCAAGTGGAAGGAAGGCATAGTAGGCTTCGAGTCATACTATGTCTAAAAAACTAAACTGGTCATAGTATGTTTCGAACCACACTATGATTGCGTGCATCAGATTTTTCAATCAGCATAAGGGCCATTGGATACATTAGACACACTCAGTGGCCAGCAACGAGATCTTTGACATTCAGCACTCCCAGCAACCAGCTTATGGTTGGCAGGCGGGAATCCCGAAGCGGGTCATTGGGAGCCAGCATGGACTTCGTCCATTAGATGGTTGCCAGTGTTAGCCACTGGTCTTCATGTGAGCACTTCAACTTCGACACCTGCGGTGTTAGAGGGTTATAGATAGGGCGGCCGGGTTTAGTTGATTCGGACAGCCACTTTAACGTACATTTTCACACAATGGAGGTATCACATGATAGCACCGGTTCAACAGATCAGGATTTCCCAGATAGCTAATGGCGTGACGGTTGCAACAGTGACCGCACAGGTGGAGTTTGATTTCACAGGTTATGACATGCAGGAGATGATGACCCTGCTCAGTGGAGGTCAGAGTCCAAGGGTGACATGGCAAGCGCACTGCAGGAGCCTCAACAGGGATGACTTTTTGAGATTAGGAGTTGGCATTCAGCGAGTTAACGTGAAGAGTTTGTATGCTCCAGCAGGTAAGCGCACCACAGTTAGCGTTGAGACAGTTTTTTTGAGGATGACCCCAGATCGCAGAGATCAGTTCATCAGCTGGGCAATGGAACATGTGGGAGATCCAGTAATGGCACCACCACAGGTTAAGCGCCCAGTTCAGACAGCCCAGACACCACAGCCAACATTGGCACAGCCCATTTTGCAGCCCACAGTAACGATGGCAGATGTTTTAGATGGAGATGATGATTAGCGATAGCGATTAACACTAACAGGGCACTTCAATTGGAGTGCTCACATGAGGGTCAGTGGCTTTGGTGATTTCCAGTTATCACTTATGCCGACACACAGCGATGCTGTGAATGGAGGCAGTTATGACACTTTTGCATTTTTTGATGTTATCAGACATTACTGGCCGGGAGATTAGTCATTGGACTTGTGACTTTTTGGATTTATTAGCGATTCAACACACTTTAGGATTCTTCGAGCATATTTGTGACATTGCAGATGGTTTGGATATAGATTTTTTATTTTAACTTTAGTTACGATAACTTTTGATGTCGGTATAGGTGATAGCTGGAGACCAGTGGTTTGGAGGCCAGCTATGTTTATTTTTTGAACATAGGGCAGGCCACAATTGATTGTTTGCATGATTTCATGTTATCATGATTTCAATCATTCAATCATGGGGCACCCCATTTTCCGGTTTTGAACATAGTTGGGTGGTAGTGGTGGTCTTTAGGTGGTTGTTATCTTTATTATTATTTTTTTTTATATATATTATTCTTTTTTTTTTATAATAGTAAGAATATAATAACTAAGATCATCTATAACCAACTATGTTCACGGGCGGTGGTGGAGGTGCCCCATGATTTAA